GTGCTAACCAGTTTAAGAAAGCCGGTTATAATAGTGCGGAAGAATATGCAGGAAGTTTCCGTAAAAGATTTGGAAAACTTCAAAAGCAGTTGACAGGATATAAGGTTGATACTAACACTGGAGATGCAACAAATACTTTTTCGCACAACCTTGGTTTGGATTTGACAGAGGTAATGAACTACAACGCCGCTATTGCACAGATTACAAACTCTGCCGGTATGCTTGGTGAAACATCAATTGCAACTTCAAAAGCACTTACTATGTTATCAGCAGACTGGGCGTCTTTAGCAAACTTAGACACCGCTGACGTTATGCAAAATTTTCAATCTGGCTTAGTAGGTCAGTCTAGGGCGTTGTATAAGTATGGAATTGACATCACTTCCGCAGGGTTAGCACAAACGGCAATGAATCACGGTGTTACAGAAAGCATTAAGAACCTTTCGCAACAGTCCAAAATGCAGTTGCGTGTTTTGACTATGTTGGAACAGTCAAAGGTTGCATATTCGGACTTAGCACGGACAATTAACCAACCCGCAAACCAGTTGAGGATGTTGCAGGCTGGATTTAAGAAACTATCATTGACGATTGGCTCCTTGTTTATGCCGATTGTTCAGAAAGTGTACCCATACATAAATGCTATGGTTATGGTTTTGCAGGATTTCGCACAGTGGGTAGCGAAACTGGCAGGAATCAAACTTGGTGATACGGATGGTTCACGGAAAACACCAGAGGCACCGGACTACTCCGATGCGGCAGACGATACGAATAAAGTTGCTAAGAACATGGATAAAACGGCTAAAAAGACAAAAAAAGCCGCCGACAATTTGCAGGGATTTGATATTGTAAATAAATTGCAGGACAACAGTGATAGCGATAGTGGTGATACAGACCCTTCTGGTGGAAATGCTAATATTGACCTTTCTAAGGATATTAGTGACGCATTAAAGAACTATGAAAAGATATGGGATAATGCTTTTAAGAGCAACCAGAACAAAGCAGTTGAGTTGTATAAGAAGATGAAGAAAGCAATCCTTGACGCATGGAAAGGTGGAGATTTCACTTCTCTTGGTTCGGCACTGGCTAACTGGATTAACAAGGGAATAAAAAACATTCCATGGACAAAGATTAAAAAGACTACGAAGAAGATTGCTAAATCTCTTGCTACGTTCTTGAATGGATTTGTTAAAGACCTTGATTGGACAAAACTTGGAGAAAACTTCTCCGAGGGATTGAATACATGGTTTGAAACATCATACACCTTTTTCAAGACGTTTGATTGGCTCAAATTCGGTCAAAGTATTAAAGAGGGTATAACGGCTGCCATAAATAATTTTGACGGTGATTTAGCAGGAAAATCACTTGGAGCAAAGTTGCGTGGTATGATTCAGTTTGCTTTTGGAGTTATGGTCGACTTCCCATACAAAAACCTTGGAAAGAAAATTGGAGATTACATCAATGGATTTCTTGAAGAGATGGGAGAAGTCCGCAAGAATACTGGATTAACTGGATGGCAGGAGTTAGGAAAGACAATCAGTGATGGAATTACTGGAATACTTGATACGATTGACACCGCACTTTCTACCGTAGATTGGTGGGAAGTAGGAAAAGCAATTGGAGATTTTCTTTCTGAAATAGAATGGGGAAAAACACTTTTGAAAGTAGGGAAAATAATAGTCAAGGGATTATTCAATGCTTTGAAAGTGGCTATTTCGGCATTTATTAGAGACCCATTAGGTATTGCATTTAAGTTATCAACCGTTCTTATTGGAGTGTTTGCCTATAAAAAATTAAAAATTCTTTGGGAATCACTAAAAACTGTTTTTAGTGATGGAATAAGCAATTCCTTAATTTCGGCAAAAATAAACTCAAAAGGTTTGACGGATAAATTTAGCGGTTTAGGGAGTAAAATGGGAAGAGCAATGGGAGTTGCTCTTGTTGCCGCCTATGGATGGTGGGAAAATAGTATTACTGCCGGTGGAGACGCAAAAGGCAATGTGGAACGATATGCGAGCGGTACCGATGATAAGTCTATGTTGCTTAAAGAAGTTGTTCAGATGATGGATAAATTCGGTTATGGTTCTAATACTAATACAGTGGATAGACTTGTTGGACGTCTTAATAAAAAATTAGAAAGTGGAGAAATATCGGAGAAAACGATAAGAAAAGCACTTGATAAAGATTATAAGACAATGACTGATAAACAATCCGTACAGTCGGCAGCAGACTTTTTGGATTTGCTTGGTGAAAGCAAAGGTAATGTTGCTACTAAGATAGATAAAGGCAAAAAAGAACTCAATGATTATAAACCAATAATTACACAAACGACGAAATATTCAAAGGCTGTAGATACACTTAATAAGAAAATGAAAAAACTTGGAATTTCATCTTCCGAAAGTAAATCCATACAGGACAAACTGAAAAAAGCACTCGAAGATGGTGAAATTACGTGGGAAGATTACAAAAAGATAACAGATAAGAACTACAAGTCAACAGATGCATTGAAGAAGAAAATTGATTCATTGAAGCCAAAAGCAGTAAAAATCAAGGCTGAAACATCTGGCGGTGATGATGTTGATAGTTTGCAGGGGAAAGTAGATAGCGTAAATAGCAAAACAGTAACAATTACGGCTGGAATTAAAGGGGTTGATATAAAGACGTTTGGCGATTTAAGTATTGCGATGAAAAACATGAAAAATCGTGATATAAATGTGAATATTTCCGCTAATTTAAGGAAAGCGTGGTATAAATCTGTTCAGAAAGAATTGTATTCACGGACGTTTTCTATCAACGCAAATACAAAAGTGATAAAGGCTAGTGGTAAGGAAGTTGAAAAAGCAACTAAAAGCCAAACTGGAAAGAAATACAACGGAGAAAAGTTTAAGAAACTGATGAACGCTGTTGGAACCACACAAGACCAGTGGGGAAGAGTTGTTATACCTGGAGCAATAGATTACAATGGTAGTAGCAAAAAGGCTAAAGCGGCACAGCAGAGTAAAAAGTGGAAAGAACTCATTAAATATTTGAAGAAGTACGGAATAGCAACAAATAATCCAATATTGTTTGCTAACGGTGGATTTCCGGAAGATGGTTGGTTCCGCGCAAGCCACGGAGAAATGATGGGTAAATTCGACAATGGTAAGTCGGTTGTTGCAAATAACAAACAGATTACTACCGGTATTTCCGAAGCGGTTGCACCGGCTGTTTATGCGGCTACAAAGGCGGCAATCAAAGAGGAATTATCGAATGCAAATGTCGGTGGCGGTGATGTTTACCTTGACGGAACAAAAGTAACAACGGCAATTATGAACAACGCAAAGAAAATCTCCAAGAATAAAGGAATTTCTTGGAACATGGCTTAAAGAAAGAGGCTCATGCGAATGAGTCTCTTTTTTATGTGAAAAAGTTAGGAGGTGTCATATGGCATTTACGTTGAAGTTTGGTTGGACTAAGGACAGTTTAGAAGATATGCCAACACCAAAATATGAGGGATGGAAAATCTCACGAGAAAAAGTGTGGAACGCAAAAGCAGGAAGAAGTTCAAAAGCACTTTACAACGGAAAGATAGTTGCAAAGAAAGTAACGCTTGACATGGCATTTCCAGCAAATTTGACGCCAAGCGAAATCAAGAAGTTGATGAAGTACGCAGACCCGGATGATTTATCAAACCGGTACGGCTACATACAGTTCACCAATGAAAAAGGAGAAAAAGAAACAAAGCAGTTTTATTTTGGAAACCCTAGTTTTGACGCAATGACTTTTTTTAATGGAAAGTTTATTTGGTCTAGCATACAGATACAGGCGGTGGAGCGATGAGTTATACAGCAAAAGTTTTTTATGTTTTGGAAAGCGACCCTACATATACATTGAAATATGATTCACTTGTAAAAGATGTAAATATCGGAGATTCGTTTAGTTTGTCTTTTTTGGATTTTGACTATAACAAAACGCATTACCACGTAAAATACGCTATCAATAACGGAAGTGTGTATAAACGTGGCGTAAATACGATTGACTGTAAAAGCATGATGATTTCGGATGATTATAGGTATATGTCTTGGTACGTGTTCTGCACAGAAGATGAAACAGATATTACTGGAGACTGTGCAGTTTCCTATACTGACATAGCAACAGAATTATATTTGAGTATAAGTACAGGAAATTCGGATAGTGTAAGCACAAGAGGAAAAGAAACGCTAATATCTGTAAGTATATCGCAAGGTTGTGTTAGCGATTCATTTGCCAGTTATGGCTCTACTTATAGTCCTACTATGAGTTGTGAAATGTATGCAGAAAATAACGATTTTACGGATGCCCTTATTGCAAAGACATATTACGATAATACATTAAAAGGAACTATTGTAAATGCATGGATTCTTATAGGAAATGAATTTGCATATCCAGTACCTATCGGAAGATTTGTTGTAAAAGAAAATCCAACATACAACGGTGATACTGTTTCATTTACTGGAAACGGTTTAATGAGCGAATACATGGATAGGGCCAAAATCGTCATTAGTTCGCTAAACGAATATCACAAAACGGAATTGGAAGAAAAATACGTACCTAGTCAATTGCAGTTTATCTACACACGTGACGACGTTTATTATTGGGAGTATTTACCGCAAGACTTTTTGCGTGTCACAGGATGTCCGCTATACATTGATAATTGGAAAGATGTTTTGTCTGCAATCAAACAATATAAGTTGTACCATTTGATGATTCCTATGTTATCAAATTTTGCGGACAATGAAGAAGATGGTTACGATTGGGATTGGGAAAGCAGAATCACGTGGAGAGATTTGTTGTCTGGCATAGCAGTTTTGTTGCGTGCAAATGTGATTGAAAAGAACGGTGCCTTTTATATTAAGCAGTTGCCAGAGTTGCAAGCAGATAACAATTACAGACCTATATTTGGTGGAGATACCTATGATTCTAATGCGATTTTCGGGAACAACCTTATGTGTCCAAACAACGTATCTGTAAAGGCTAATAATTGGTACTTTTACGAGACAAACAGTGACTATGTTGGATTTGGATATTATGACGGTGAATCCACGGTCGTATTGAATGACAAGGCAAGCAGTGTATCGAATGTAGAGAATTATCCAGTGACTATTGAAACGCCTTGGATATTATACGAAACGCTTGACAGGAATACGGTTCATACGCATTTAGGGCAAGTTACGCCAATGCAGTGGAAAACAGGGTTATCCTTTTTGAATAAGGCGTTTGTTTACCATAAAGCGAGTATCGAAACAATGTACTGGCATCCTCTTATGTCGGTTGGCGAAATGCTTACGTTCGAGGACTATGACGGAGTTAAGAAGTATGTGTTTGTCGGAGAAATGACGCTACACTACGATGGTGGATTTTATGCGGAGATTACATCGCCTTGTGAAGTGACAGAGAGTAACACATCTTCTGGTGGTAGTAGCGGAACTAATAGTTACAACAATGGAACAATGGCGCAGGCAAGCGGAACGGTTACTAGTACAATCTTTGGTGCTATTTTCAAGGATGGAGTTATTACAAATAGTAAAATTGCGGATTCCACGATTGAGAATAGTAAGATTAAAAATTCTACAATAACCAACGCAAAGATTGCGGATGCTACGATTGAATGGGAAAAGGTGTCGAAATCTTTTATTACGGATTTGACGGCAGATAATGCGTATATTGAACATCTGAAAGCAACTATCGGTGAGTTTGGATATATTACTGCCGAAAATGCTGATTTGACATACGCAACTATTACATCACTGCAAGCAGTAGACGGGAAGATAGATTCATTGTCCTCAAAGGCTATTACTACAGAAAACCTTAGTGCAAAGGTAGCAGACCTAGGCTATTTGTCAGCGGAGAGTGCAGATTTAAAATATGCAAACATCAAATTATCCAATATTGAAGTTGCAGATATTGCTACATTATTTGCAGAAGTTGGTCTTATTGATAGAGCAACAATCGTAGAAGGACATATCACTGGTTTTTTAGACAGTGTTGAAGTCAACGCCGCAAACATTACGGCCGGCACTTTAGTGGCAGACAGAATATTGCTAAAAGGCGAAAATGGTTTGCTTTATTCGCTGAATAATTTAGGAGAACTTCAAAGTAAAACAGTTGATACTTTGGATGGATATATACTTACTGACCGGACCGTAAATGCAGATAAAATCGTAGCAAAAAGCATAACAGCAAATGAACTTGATGTTGAAAAGGTTTTTGCGGATTCTGCTGTTATTAAAAAAATATTTTCGCAAGACGTGACGGCAACCGGAACAATCACTGGTGCAACATTAAAAGGTGCAAATGCAGAGATAGATAACGGTTTGATTGGTGGATTTAATATAAAGGAAGATGGAATATCAAAAGCATACACGAAAAGTAGCAGTGAAGCTTCCGAAAAGCAAGATTCATATGAATTAGACATATCAAGCAATGGTATTCCTTCATTTAAAGGAACTGGCCAAATATGGAAAGATAACAGTACAAAAGTTATTTATGAATCAATTTTTGATAACACATTAACAATAGACCAGTATATGTTTTTAAATAATTCAAATATAAAACAATCATGGTTTAGAACGAAGTTTGCTGATTCATATGCCGGAAATATAACCATATCCGAATTAACATCAGACGGAGTATTGCGACAAAGAACTAGTTATGGACTAGGGTATGTAGCTAATAGATTATATGAAAATGGAGAACTATCGGAAGAACTCCCATTTATGGTCGATTCCCCCCTTAAAATACTCTCTAATCATAATGCATCACTGACGAATTACGACTTACAAATTTCGTCTAATACTGGAAACCACATGAATATTGGACAAAGAACGATTCAAGCGGTCGACAAGAACAATGCTGCGACAACTTTATATTTAAACAGTTATGGAGGAAGTATTTCAATTGGTAGAGTTAATGGAGCTGGAACCACTACATTAAATGCTAATGTTGTTTTTGGAAAGCATTGTTCGAGTGTGACAACAACGACACCTAGTTCAACCATTTTATATGGTATTACAATGAATGGTGGATTATTTAAAGCCGTAGTATTTCGCAACTATCCAATCGCTTCAGCATCCCCTTGGGCAAGCATTGTTCAAACAAAGTTAATGTCGGGTGATTCCGGTGCAGCAGATGTTACCCAGTATCACAACATGGTAACTGGTAGAGGTGAATGTGTTAGAGTGGCTTTTAATGCTAATACTGGAAACCTAGAAGTTAATGCACAATATAACGACATAACCAATGATACCCTGAACGGAATAGCGATATTCCCGGTGTTACAATAAATAATTCAAATTTAGGAGGTAAAAAGAAATGGATGAAAACAAAATCACAATCATTGACTACGTGGAGAAGAAATTGTCTGCTGAAATCGCAGAACTTAAGGTTCTGCTTGCAAAGACGGAGTTTAAGGCTTTTGCTTTGCAGGAAGAAAACGAGCAATTAAAAGCAAAGTTGGCAGAAAAAGAGGAAAAATCCGAAAAGGATGAATAATATTTTTGAATCCTACATATAATATATTACATGGCAATCCCATGTAATCAAGTTTCGGTTTGGGAGAGGGGTTGCAAATTCCCCTTTCCCTACAATTATATGCTAGGAGGAGATTTATGGTAGGAGAACGCAGGAAATATAGAAGAAAGTTAAAGAAACTTATTTCCAAGATGAAAAACGTAGATTCGTTGAGATATTACTACGGGTACATTGCAGAAAAAGAAAGATTGAAAGGTAATACTTATAAGGTATAATGAAATGGAGTAGGATAAAAAACCTACTTCGTTTTTTTATTTACACAATAATGAATGGTATCATTATTTAGTATCAGTTTTGTTTGCTCTCCAAAGCAGGTCAATTCCCTCTAAAATATATTTTTTGGCTTTTTCATCGAGGGTATAATATTTCTTAATGGCTTCTTTTAGTTCTACATCTTCTGAAATATGAGCATCCAAAATGGCATCTTCTTCTGAATATGTTTTATCTTCTCCATTAACCAAATAATCAATAGAGCAATCTAAACATTTTGCAATTTTTCTAATTTTTGAAATTTTAGGCTCACTTTTACCCTTTTTCCAATCGGAAAATGTACTTTTGGGAAAATCACAATATCCTGCTACTTGTGCGTCATTTAAACCTTTTAAATCTCTTAATTTACAGTATCTTTCGTACATAGAAAATCTCCTTATCAAAAAAAGTTGCAATTTCTCAACTTTTAGGGTTGACAATCAAGACTTCCTAATGTATTATAAAAACAAGTTAGGAAATCTCAACCAATTCAAAATTGAGGAATTTATATTATGTTTTTTGCACAATTCATAGTATACACGATTTTCTAACTTTTATCAAGACATAGTTGTGAAAATCGAACAACTAAAAAGGATTTTCGGTAAAAAGACTGTTAGTGTGCCGTCACTAACAGTCCTTTACCCCAATTTTTATACCGTATGCACTTTGCAGTCTTTCGACGCATTGTACGACACCAATGCTTCTTAAAGCACTCTGCCACTTATGCAGTTTGGGTTCAGCATAATTTATTGCCATTAGTTGGCAGATTGCAAGGAACAAGCGGTGTAGTGTGACAAATATCGGAATGTCAACCTCGAGTTTTTAACGAACTTCTCTGTTCGGCTACGCTACACTTGATGTTACATTTTACTCCATTTTAACGTGCTGTGGCTTCACGATTGCGACCTTGCAAATGCGGAACAGGCAAATTCAAAATTGCTTTCAAGGTATACACCTCCTAAGATGAATTTACCTAAAATGGCTTATTTATTATAACGAAAATCCTAACGCAAGTCAAGAAAGGAGATGAAATTTTGGACAAGGGAAATAGAAAGAAAAGTTTTAAAAAGTTAGAATTGCTTGTTAATTCGAGAAACATTACCTTTTATAAATTGGCTGATGAACTCGGATTGGCGAGAAGCACTTTTTCGGATTGGAAATCTGGAAAATCAATGCCAAAGACGGATAAATTGATTAAGATTTCAAATTACTTTGGTGTAGAAATTTCTTATTTTATTGAGTAGAGAAAGGAGCAGGCATGAACGATTTAAGAATTTTTGAAAATTCAGAGTTTGGAGAAATCAGAACTGCAGTAAAAGACAATGAACCATTATTTTGTCTTAGAGATGTATGTAAGGTATTGGAATTGACTGCAAAAGGCGTAAAACAGAGACTTTCGGATGAGGTAATTTCAAATTACCCCATCGAAGATACAGTTGGAAGAATCCAAAATGCATTGTTTGTTAATGAAGATGGATTGTATGACGTTATCTTGGAAAGCAGAAAGCCAAATGCGAGGGCGTTTCGTAAATGGGTAACTGGCGAAGTGCTTCCATCTATCCGCAAGAATGGCGGTTACATTGCCAATCAGGAGAATCTTACTCCGGAACAGATTGTAGCCAACGCATTAGTTGTGGCACAGAACATCATAACTCAAAAGGACAAGCAGATTGAGGAAATGAAACCAAAGGCAAATTACTTTGACGCTTTGGTAGATAAGAAATTAAATACCAACATCCGTGACACTGCAAAGGAACTGGGTATCGGAGAAAAAGCATTTGTTTCTTTCCTTATTGAAAAAGGATATGTGTTCCGGCAGGGAAAACATAGAGACTTGCGTCCATATGCCAAATACGCAGAGAGCGGAAACGGCTTGTTTGTCTTAAAGGACAAGCACAACGAGCGGAACGGTTGGACAGGACAGCAGATGTATGTCACTCCAAAGGGAAAAGAAACATTCCGTCTGCTTTTGGAAGAAAGGGAGTGAGCCTATTATTCAGAAGATGATATTGGCGGTTCTGACATTTCTTCTTATTATAACAGTGGCAACAAGCGTGTTTAAGGATGTATACGCTTACGAGCCGGAATATGCACAAGAAGATACGTTATTTATAAAAACAGAAGAACCGCAGGTAAATGTGATTCCAAATGCAAATACGAACAGTTCTTTGGAATCCGCAAAATACATAAAGCAAAAGAAAAAGTCAAAGAAGAAACACAAGGAAAGGAAAGGCGTTCAATTCTTGATAACTGCATATTGTCCTTGTTGCGATTGTTCAGAGGGGTACGGAAAGATAACTTCTACTGGCAAGATACCAAAGCAGGGAAGAACAATAGCGGTTGACCCTAAAGTCATACCGTATGGAACAAAGGTGAAAATCAAAGGTCTTGGAACATTTATAGCCGAGGACTGCGGCGGTGCGATAAAGGGAAATAGAATTGACATATACTTTGAATCTCATGCAGACACAGAGAGATTCGGAGTACAAAGAAGAACAGTATTCATATTAGGAAAGGATGAGTGACAATGATTAAGACAGATGCTAAACCGGCAACACCAGAATTGATTGCAAATTTAATTGAACTTGGTGCAATTTATGTGAAAGACGGAGAGTTTTATGCAAATGAACCGGGAACATACAAAAAAGAAAAGGAATAGCACCCTTGACCGCAAATCAAACTGCTATTCCAGTAGTAAATAACTATGTGTTATTTGCGCTCATTTTATCAAATAAGGAGTGAAAAGTCAAGATGAATAAAATTTTATTAAGAGGTACCGTGGCGAGTAAGATTAAATTCTCTCATTCGTCGCATGGTGAGAACTTTTATGAATTTCGCTTAAAAAGCGAAAGAAAAAGCAATAAAGAAGATGTGATAGTCTGCTTGGTTCCGGAAATCGTTCTGGAAAAGTGTTCAATCAAAGAAAACGAGAAGATTGAAGTACAAGGAGAAATTCGGACTATCAATAGGAAAAATCATAAACACATTTATGTTTTTGTGCAGGATGCTATGTGTGGTGACGAGTTAAGTATATTGACGGACGTAAACGAAGTAAAAATGGATGCGCATATTTGCATACAACCTAATTTACGGCGCACATCCGCTTCCAATAGAAGAGTATGTGACGTCATTGTCGCAAGCAACCGCCAATACGGCTCCGACTATATCCCATGTATAGCATGGGGAAGATATGCCACATATGTTTCAAAATGCGATGTAGGTACTCATCTGGAAATTATCGGAAGATTGCAGAGCCGTGAATATCACAAGCAGATGGACGATGGCACAGTAGCAGTAAAAACCGCTTTTGAAGTATCAGTTTCAAAAGTCAAAGAAATCGGAAAGGAGAATGAGGAATGATTTTGAAATCATTGCACTTGGAAAATTTCAAAGGGATTAAAAGCCTTGATGTAAATTTTTCCAAGAAAACAAAAATCAAAGGTCAAAATGCAAGTGGTAAAACAACAGTGTTTGACGCTTTTACATGGCTTTTGTTCAACAAGAACAGTGCCGGAGAGGAGAAATTCAATGTTCGTCCATTAGATAAGGATGGAAAACGCATTGATGATGTGGAAATTAAGGTTGTTGCTGTCTTAGATGTGGATGGCAAGGAAGTTGAACTTTCAAAGGTTCAGAAGCAGAACTGGGTTAAGAAAAGAGGTACAGATACAGTTTCTTTGCAGGGAAATGTCAATTCATTTGAGATTGACGGCTATCCGAAGAGCGAAGCGGATTTCAAAGAATATGTTGCAGGACTTGCAAAGAGCGAGGATATGTTTAAAATGCTTACAAATCCGCAGTATTTCAACTCTATGAAATGGAAAGACCAGAGAAAAATCTTAATGAAACTTGTTGATGATTTTTCTGACGTAGAACTGGCAAAGACAGACGAAAGGTTTTTGCCGTTAATTAGTGAATTGGAAAAAGCACCGTCAGTTGAAGATATTCGCTCAAAATTCCAAAAGATGCTTTCGGAGTGGAAGAAAAAGCAGGCTGAAATTCCGGTCCGGATTGACGAAGCTGAAAAATCCAAAGTTGATGTAGATGCCGCAGAACAGGAACTTAAAAAATCAGACTTGGAAAGACGCATTTCTGAAATTGACGAAAAAATTTCAGATACTAATGGTGTATTAAAGAAATTGCGAGACGAGGACATGAGATTGCAAATGGATATGTCAGGTATTTTGCAGAGCATGAACGATTCCTTGTCTGAAAAGAAAAGAAAAATCGAATCGTCCAATGCGGAAGCTACTTATGAACTGGATAATACAAGAAATAAGATTCAGATTGCGGAAAATGCAATTAAATTAAATGACAGAAGCATTTCTGATGCTGACGCCGAACGAAAGAAATTAGGCGAACAGTACAATTCTGAAAAAGCAAAGGTATTTGATGAAGCACCTTATCAGTTTGATGAATCCAAGTGGGTATTTGACGATTCTACGACTGTTTGCTCTTTGTGCGGACAGAAACTGCCAGATGATAAAATCGAGCTGATTAAGGCAGATTTTGAAGCAAGAAGGGAAAAAGCAAAGGAAGATTTATTTAGAAAACTTGCTGATGCGAAAAGGAATTTTATTGAACAGACAAATTCAAATATGGAAAATATCAAATCCAAAGGTTTTGAACAGAAACGCATCATCGAGGATTTGACCAAAAAGAATGCAGAGTTGCAGCAGTCTATTGAATCCTTGAAAAAACGTGAGCAGGAATTACTTTCAAAGAACGAAGATTTTTCCAAACAGTTAGATGAAATTCCTAATAAAGCGGACTATACGCAGAATGAGGAATATATGAAACTGTATAAAAAAAGGGAAAAGGTTCTTGCTGAAATCGAAAAAGAAAAATCTTCCAAATACGACGAGCGTATCGAAGAGTTGCAGGATGAGAAGAAAAAAATGGAATCTGAACTGGATTCTGTAAAAGAAATACTTGCCAAGGCGTCTATGAATGTCGAGATTGACGAGCGTATCGAAGAGTTGCAGGACGAGAAGAAAGTAATCGGACAGAAAGTTGCCAACCAAGAGCAAATTATTTATCTTTTGGAAGAATTTATTCGGTTCAAACTTAAAAAGATTTCTGAATCCATCAATAGCCATTTTGACACTGTAAATTTCAAACTTTTTGAAATGCAGTTAAATGGTGGTATGAGAGATTGTTGTGAATGTACGGTTAATGGTGTTCCGTATTCAACTTTGAATAGCGGTCACAGAATTGTAGCCGGACTTGATATTATCCGCTCGCTTAGCGAATTGTACGGTGTGAGCGTGCCGATTTTCGTAGATAACGCCGAATCGCTGAATGAGTTCAATGTGCCGGATATGGATGCGCAGTTAATTCTTTTGAGCGTTTCAGAGGACAAGCAGTTGAAAGTGGAGGGCGTATAGAATGAAAGAAGTAGCCGGAAAACAGTTTGATGTAAGCAAAAGTATTGAAGCTCAAAGAAAGCTTTGTGAAGAAAAGGGATATCCGCACTTTGCTCCGCGTAGCGGTAGATGCTTTCGGTGTAATAAACAAATCTACGAACCTATTGAGCATGAACGCAAAAATTTGGTTACCGGAGAAGTGACAGGGCATTATATCACCGGAATTGATGTGGAAAAAGCAGGAAAAGAGTTAGTTACAGGTTGTCCGCATTGCAGCCGGAGTTATTGCGATTGAGGAGGTAGACATGCAGTACATAAAAGCAAAATTTCCAAACAGCACAAGAAGTTATACATACCGCACAGAGGATTCTGTAAAAGCCGGAGATACCGTTGTAAATGCAAAAGGAACAAAATTGACGGTCACTGATGAATCAGTTGATATGAAGTGGGTTGAATCCTATGGTGCTGAAAAAGTAGCAGTTGTCAAGAAGTATGAAGAGCAGGCAGATGCCGTAGAAAGAGAGGAAAAATAATTATGGCAGAAACAAAGAAGCAGGAAGTAGCAGTATCAGAGGAAAAGAAAGAGGTCGCACACAACAACAAAGTAACAGATTATAGTCTTGGAATTTTCGGAACATCCGACAATTTCATCATGGCAATGCAGATGGCAAAGGCACTGGCAAGTTCCACAATCGTTCCACAGACATTTCAGAAAAACGATGCAAACTGTCTGATTGCCATTGAACAGGCACAGCGGTTAAGAGTAAGCCCACTGATGGTTATGCAAAATTTGTATGTAATCCAGGGTAGACCGTCTTGGAGTTCAAAGTTTCTGATTGCGGCAATCAATAATTCCGGCAAATTTGATATAGAATTGCAGTTTGACGAAACAAAGGACAAGAACGGAAAGCCATTCTCTTGCACCGCTTGGACTATGAAAAATGGTCGTAGGGTTGAGGGCATGGAAGTAAACATGGATATGGCAAAGGACGAGGGCTGGCTTGGCAAGAATGGTAGCAAATGGAAAACCATGCCGCAGTTAATGCTTCGGTATCGTGCCGCTTCTTTCTTCTCCAGTCTGAATTGTCCAGAGCTGACAATGGGGCTGTACACGAAAGAGGAAATGCAGGACAACGATTTCAAGGAATATCAAATGGAAGATTTGCAGGAACAGGTTAAAAGAGATATTGCCGAAAATGCCAACTCAAAGCCATTTATTGTCGATGTTGACGCAACAACAGTCATTGAAGATTGTGCCGCAAAAGAACAGGATAAAGAAGTAGTTGATGATGAAGATTCCAAAGATGATAGCAATGAAATTGACTTTTTGAATTAAAAGAAAGCAAGGAATGTTTATGATTATTAGTAGTGATAAAAATGTGGAAATCAAAGGAAATGAAGATGAAGTAGCAGATGATTTTGTTTTAATTGTATTTGAACTTCAAAAAATCTTTGGAAGAGAAGACCTTATATTTTTTTGCTGGAGCGATTGCCGCATCGGATTTCGCTAAGCGGGAGGAAAAATAATGAGAATTATAAGCCAAAACGGAACAATTGATATGCCATACGATATGTGTTGTGTTTGGAGACAGGAAGAGGTTATTTACTGCCGTGCTATTGGAAGTGATGATAATGTCGCGATGGCTACTTATTCTTCTATCGAAAAAGCTGAAACGGTAGAAATACTACTTAGGCGAAATACTGTGCGTTTTTTAGGATTTCAAGATGCTGAAAATTTTTATTTTCAGTTCCCAACAGAGGAAGAATTTGAGTAGCCTATGGAAGTTTCATCTTATTTAGAGTTCGTGCAGAAAGGCATGGAAGATAATATTTACAATTTCTGCAAAGAAGGAAAATGTAGCCAATGCGGTAACTGCTGTTCCAACCTCTTACCTATGAGTAGAAAGGAAGTGGATGTCATTCACAGATATATTCGTAAGAACCATATCAAAGAGTGTAAGCACCTGCTTCCTACTGCGAATAGACCATATGATATGACTTGTCCTTTTCTTGATACAGACAAGAGTTGTGAGAAGTGCCGTATTTATCCAGTACGACCGGAAATCTGCAAACAGTTCATTTGTGACAATGAGCAGAGGGCAAAGCACAACCGGAAGTTGTTAGGGCAGACACGAGACATTGTTGATGTAAGAGAAGAATTTTTTGGAAAGTGAGGTGGTCTATTGATTGAAGAATGGAAATGGGTAAAGGGTTTTGAGGGCGTATATCAAGTATCAAACCTTGGAAGATTGAAGAGTTTCAAAAAATATTCTGACGGTTATATTCTTTCTGAAAATAACGAAAAGGGAGGATACCTGAGTGTTGTCCTTTATGATTCAATTCAGAAAAAGCGACGTTGTACTAGAATTCATGTGTTGGTGGCAGAGTCTTTTATTGGAGAAATTCCTAAAGGATACCATGTTCATCACATTGACGACAACAAGCAGAATAATGTTGTTACCAACCTTGAAATTATACATCCAAAGAAACACCGAATAGAAACGCATAGACAACATCCACAAATCAGTACAGGAATGATGAATTACAATAAGTTTGAAAGACCTAAACATATTTTACAGTATGATTCAGATGGACATTTTATCGCTGAATATGCAAATGGACAAATTGCAAGCGAACTTACAGGAATTTGTCAAAGAAATATCTTGCAGGTGGCAAACGGAGAAGAATACAAGCCGGGGAAGATAAGAAAACAAGCCGGTGGGTATATTTGGAAACTAAAGGAAAGTGAGGTGGTTTAAATGCTTATGCGATGTTGCGGTTCATCATCGGCAGGCAACAGTTACGCTTTAATCAGCAGCAGTGGTGAGATTCTTGCCATTGAAGCAGGTGTGAAATTTATGGACTTTAAGAAAATGATTGATTGGCGTATTTCTGATGTGGCTGGATGTATCGTCTCACATGAGCATGGTTAGGAGACCATGCACGATACATAAAAGACTTTATGCAATCTGGCATTCCGGTTTATACAGCGTTTGAAACGCAGACCGCACTTGAAGCCATTGCCGGAGAGCGAACGACAGCCATCTCGCCTAACAAATCGTGTCAAATCGGCAGTTTTACAGTGGTACCGTTCAATGTGCCGCATGACACAGAAATTGAGTGCTATGGCTATTTAATCAAGCATGAGGAAATGGGTAAGTTACTGTTTTTAACAGACTTGGAATATTGCAAGTATAACTTCTCTGGATTGCAGGTAGAACACGTCATGTGTGAATGTAACTACTCGATGGAATTTGTTGACCGTGACGAACCGAACTATGAACACCGTCTACGAGGGCATATGAGCCTTGATACGGCGCTTAAATTCATATTTACTAACGATAATCCGGCATTGCGAAATGTCGTGCTAATACACTTATCAGATAAAAGCGGAAATCCAACACTTTTCAAACAAAAGGTGGTAGAAACGCTTAAATATGACACAGAAGTTTATGTTGCAGAGAATGGTTTAGAGGTTGATTTTAACCTTTGTCCGTTCTGAAAGGAGAAAATATGAAAGTATATGAGTTGATTCAGGAATTGTCACAGTTTAAGGCTGATACAGAAGTGGAGTTCCATGTAAAAGCGACATTCGATACCGATATTGAAGCGGAATTTGACCGAGACAATGAGGATGACACGCAGGAAGTAACTGTAACCGCAGAATTTGATGACGATGTCGTTTTGGAAGAAATTGAGGATAACGAGAACAGCATATATCATCCGAATGTCACTATCAATCTTGAATATTAAGGAGGAGCAGAGCAATCAATGAATAAAGTAATTTTAATTGGAAGATTAACAAGAGACCCAGAAATCAGATACACGCAGGGAGAAAATTCAATGGCAGTAGCAAGATTTACTCTTGCGGTAGACCGCAGATTCAAAAGAGATAATCAACCTACGACTGATTTTATAAGTTGTATTTGCTTTAGAAAAACGGCTGAATTTGTTGAAAAATATTGTAAAAAAGGAACAAAGTTGGTGGTTGAGGGCAGTTGGCAGACTGGAAATTACACCAATAAGGATGGAGATAAGGTATATACAAACGATTGCCTTGTTGATAATTGCGAATTTGCTGAAAGCAAGTCAACGGCAGAACAGAATCAGAAAAAGGATGATAACACTGGAAATGATGATTTTATGAACATTCCGGATGGTATTGAGGATGGATTACCTTTTAATTAGAGCCTATGGCGGTTGCCAAGCGTGACCGCCAAATAATAAGCAGAAAGGAAGTGATTTAGATGGTTATTTTTGAAGATGAGGGGCAGCAGAGCGGAAAGCATTTGAAAAAACATCATTACTGGAGCGATTCCAACATTGAGGTTAAAAGAGTGCCGCTTCCGGTTGGTGATTACATAATTGCTAACGAGAAATCTATTGATGTTATTTCACGTAAGGAAGATAGAGGAATGAAAGTTAAAAAGATGGATTTCCTTGGAACTTATGATGTATCTGTAGATACTAAGAAAGATATGCAGGAGATTGTAGGAAACATCTGCGGACGTCAGCATGGAAGATTCCGTGATGAGTGTATTCTTGCTCAAAACAACGGAATCAAACTTTATGTATTGGTAGAAAACGAAGATGGAATCAAATCCATTGAAGATGTTTTTAAGTGGAACAATCCACGACTTCACCGATATAACAAAATTGCTTATATGCACCGGATTGGCAAATGGCAAACAACAAAATTGCCAAAATCAAGACCTACCGCCGGTTCAACGTTGGCAAAGGCAATGATTACTATGGAGAAGAAATACGGCGTTAAGTTTGTTTTTTGTTCGCCAAGAAATGCAGGAGAAAAAGTTGTTGAATTATTAAGCAAAGGAGTTGAAACGAATGGCTGACAAACGGATGTTTTCAAGAAAATTGATTAGTTCGGATGTGTTTTTGGACATGCCATTAACTGCACAAGGATTGTTTTTTCATCTGTGCATGAGAGCCGATGATGATGGATTTGTAGATGCTCCAAACCGAATTGTAAGAGAATGCCAGGCAACTCCAAAAGACCTTGAAATCCTTGAAAGGAAGAGATACATACTCACGTTTGAAAACTCTAACGTGGTACTTATCAAACATTGGTTTCTGCACAACTCGATTGCAAAGGACCGGTACACGCCAACACTGTATACAGATGAAAGGTCGAGAGTCACCTTAAAATGTGGCAAGATGTACCCGAATTGTAGCAAGAGTGACAACAAGAACTATACGGAAATAAAACGTACAGATAACGACTTGGAAACGAATTGTAACCAAACTGATAACAAAGTGGAACGTAGAGAAGATAAGGTAAGAGAAGAAAAGAAAAGTGATATTGTCGAGCAGAGCACGACGGACACTTCTTTGGTGAAAGAAATCATTGATTACTTGAATGAAAAGACTGGTGCAAGTTACAGATACAGTACCCAAAAGACACAAAGTCTTATCAATGCAAGGCTTAAAGAAAAATTCACTTTGGAAGATTTCAAACGTGTAATTGACAGTAAATGTAACGATTGGAAATCAGACGAGAAGATGAAAGAGTATTTGCGGCCCGAAACTTTGTTTGGAACGAAGTTTGAGAGTTATCTGCAAAATGCTCTAAAGATTTTGAAACCTAGAGCAGAGCCGGAAGAAGTTGTTCCGGAAGTTGAGGAAGAGGAAGTAGGTGCTGACTGGTAATGCGATATAAAGTTTACGAGTTTAACCCGGATGATGCTTACAACTTTGCTCGTCATGTTGGAATTGAGGTTAAGGAACACGGTGGCGAATTGTTTTTTAAGACTTGCCCTTATTGCAAGCCAAGAGCAACAAGGGGAAATGTTCGCACTTTTTCGATAAATCTTAAAACTGGACAGTTTAAGTGTTTAAGAGCCAGTTGCGGAATCTCCGGCAACATGGTAACGCTTTCAAAGGATTTTGATTTTTCTCTTGGCAACGAGGTTGACGAGTATTACCGTCCAAAGAAAAGATACAAGCGGTTGAAGCAACCAAAAGAAGCAATTAAACCAAAGCCGGAAGCGATTCAGTATTTGGAAAGCCGTGGTATATCCGAAGAAGTTGCCAAAAAGTACGAAATTACCGTACAGACTAGCCATCCAAACATTCTTGTATTTCCGTTCTATGACGAAAATGGTGTACTGCAATTTGTCAAGTATAGAAAAACGGATTTTGACAAGGAAAATGATGCCAACAAGGAGTGGTGCGAAGCAAGCACAAAACCGATATTGTTTGGAATGAAACAATGCGATGATAGTTTTGATACGCTCGTACTCACAGAGGGTCAGATGGATTCATTAGCAGTTGCTACGGCAGAAATACCAAACGCAGTGTCTGTTCCAACCGGTGCCAAAGGCTTTACATGGATTCCCTATTGTTGGGATTGGCTTTGCAAATGGAAAAAAATCATCGTTTTTGGAGATTTTGAGAAAGGCTCAATATCTTTGTTGGATGAACTTGCAAAACGTCTAAAAGACCGTGTAGAACACGTCAGAGAGGACAATTACAAAGACTGCAAGGACGCAAACGAGATACTTCTCAAATACGGAGCAGAGCAGGTTAGAAAATGCGTTGAAGAATCGGTTAAGCTGCCAATCGACAATGTGATTGATTTGGCAGATGTAAAAGAACTTGACCCATACAGCATTGAAAAGATACCGACCGGTATTGCGGATGTAGACAACTTGCTTTGCGGAGGAATCCCATTCGGTGTTGTTACCATCGTTACTGGAAAATCAGGAAAAGGAAAATCAACTTTTGTAGGGCAGATTATAACAAGAGCATTAAACAAAGGTGACAATGTTTTTGTATATTCGGGGGAAATGCCAAATTATCTTTTTAAGAATGCGATTGATTTTCAAATTGCTGGACCGGCAAACGTAGTGGAAGAAGATAGGAGAGATTATGTAAAGCGTTACGTTCGCAAATCTGCGAAAGATAAGATTGTAGAGTGGTATCGTGGAAAGTGTATGCTTTACGACCGCACTATGGTTAAAGATGAAGATACTGACTTGCTGAATACAATTGAACGTATGATAGTAAGCCAAAATGCAAGGGTTATTGTGATTGACAATTTAATGACAATGATAAACAAAACAAGAGTTAAGGGAAGCAAGTTAGAAGCACAGAGCGAAGTTTCAAACACACTAGAGGATATGGCTAGATTTTACAATATTTGTATTATCTTAGTTGCGCACAAAAGGAAAGATAGCGGGATTGATGATGAAGATATGGACGATTCGATTCGTGGCGATTCCGATATTGTCAATTCGGCAGGAGTGATTATTCACTACAACGTAAATAAAGATGAAAATACGATGGAAAATTATCCGAGAATAATCTCGGTTACTAAAAATCGTGTATTTGGAAGAACTTCTTACAGAGGTTGGAAAGTACACTACGATGAAAAGTCTAAACGAATCTACGGAGACCACGATGATTTAAATATTTGTCTTGGTTGGGATAATGAAAGCGATGGATTTGTTGAGGACTACGATAATTCAATATTTAGTTAGGTGGTGTTTATATGGGAAGCGTAAATGCATCGCAGATTCCAGAAGAACAGCATATGTGGACTGATATTTGGAATTGGCGTAAGAAATATTACTACCCGGAAGATGATGATTCTTGGTGGAAAGAGTTTACGGAAACTGGCATTGCAATCGGAGAAAAATACGCAACTAAATTATCGCATGAGATTATTTTTGCAATATTTAATGATGTGCAAAGTCGCAGTAAAAAATTAGAACAAACGGAGTAATGATATGAATGAACAATTAAATATTTTTTCTGTATTTAGAAGAGATTTTAGAATAAATAACAAAATTCGTTTAATTGAATTATTTGCCGGAGTAGGTTCGCAAGCTATGGCACTTAAAAGATTAGGAGCGGACTTTGAACATTACAAGGTTGTTGAATTTGATAAGTACGCAATCAAAAGTTACAACGCAATTCACGGAACAGATTTTGAACCTACAGACATAACTCAAATAAGCGGTTCTGATTTGGAAATAGTTGACACTGAAACATTTACTTACTTACTTACTTACTCTTTTCCTTGCCAAGATTTATCGGTTGCCGGTAAGCAAAAGGGAATGGTTAAAGGTAGCGGCACAAGGTCCGGGTTGCTATGGGAAGTAGAACGATTGCTGAATGAGGTTGGCAATTTACCACAAGTGTTACTTATGGAGAATGTTCCACAGGTTCACGGAAAGAAGAACATGGAAGATTTCCAAAAATGGATAGCATTCCTTGAAAGCAAAGGTTATTCAAATTATTGGCAGGACTTAAACGCAAAGAATTATGGTGTTGCTCAAAACAGAAATCGTTGCTTTATGGTTAGCATTTTAGGAAATTATAAATTTACATTTCCAAATCCTATTGAACTGCAAAAAGTGATGAAAGATTATCTGGAAGATGAAGTTGACGAGAAGTATTACATCAATAACGAAAAAGCACAGAAATTGATACAGAAACTAATTGACAACGGAACACTTCAAAATACAATCACTAGAGCAGAGCAGAGCAGAGCAGAGCAGAGCAGACTTGCGTTGACGGAACAATTAACGAGCCAAGAGAAAAGCGAGTCGGAAACTGCATTAAGGCAAGATATGACGCAGGAATCTCAAACTTGCGGTCAGATGGAAACTGTATTGTTGAAAGGAATGGTTGATAAACAATTAGAACCACAAGCACAAAAAATTGACGTATCATCAACGCTTATGTCAAGAGATTATAAAGGGTTAAATAACTATGGAACAAATGGAGTGATTGAATGGAAAGAAAAATAGGGAACATATTTGGCTTTTCTGGCGGTAATTACGCAGGTAATGTGTATGACAAATGCCATTTAAGTCCTACTCTAAGCACTATGCAGTGGGGGTGTAAACAACCGATGATTGTAGAAGCAAATTCAATCCGTATGGTTAGAACGGAAGAAGGGAAGGCATTGAGAAAACAATATGAAAAGCCTAACCAGTTAGGATTTATGGATAATGGGACCGGTCAGCATCAATCAAACACAGTATACGATGAAAAAGCACTATGCCCTAATATTACTACTGTTAATGGTGGTGGAACACAACAAATAAAAGTTGCGACACAATATCGAATTAGAAAGTTGACACCAAAAGAATGTTGGAGATTGATGGACTTTTCGGATGAAGATTTTGAAAAGGCAGAAAAAGTTAATTCAAATACGCAGTTATATAAACAAGCCGGAAATTCCATTGTTGTAAATGTTCTTGTTGCAATTTTAGGACAGTTATTGCAAGGAAAAGAAGATTTATATAAGGAAATTATTTAAGAAAGGAGCAAATGAAATGTTAAAAAGACAATATCCAATAATGATGGGGTTGGGAACAAAGATTTTAACCGCATATCATCATCCAAATTTTAAGAATGGTTTGATGTTTGCAATCTTGGACAGTAAGAAAAAATTTCCAAGAGGTCACAATGTAAGCAACGATGAATTAAAACAGTCAATGTCTACGGTCAGAGCAGAAATATATTTTAGTGATATTGATACACTTGACGGATTTATCAAGCAACTAAAATATGAGCGAGATTTGTGGGCGAAAAAGATTGAGAAGAAAATAAAATATAGCGATGTGTTGAAAGAAGCACAATCTCTTGTTTCAGAAACCATAGTTGATTATAGACCGGCTTATGGATTATATGTTGATGGAATGGATGATTGTGAGCAAATTCCTAACGCAATAGTATGTTGGACAAAAAACGGTTCAGAATTTATATACATCAAGAAAGGAGACTATGATGAAAAGATTAACTAATAGCGGGAAAGAAATACCTACGTTGATTGATAATGCTGAATATTGGCGGAAAGCGTACTTTAAATTAAAAGAGTATGAGGATTTAGAGGAAAAGAGCAGACTTCTTAAATTGCCACTTGCTGATGATAAAGTAGAACACAGAGAATGTGTTCATACTAAAGCAACTTGTCACCACGAAGAGTGTAAGTGTTCTGAATGTCCATTGACGGAGTTATTTTTGGTGTTACGAAGAGGCTTATGCAAGTAATGTCTTGCTGGCATTGAATTAGGAGAATCCAAAGCAGAAACAAAACTGAAAGAATTGAGGTGTAACAATGATTGATTGTAATATTTGCAAGCATAAAGAAGATTATTGTATAGGATGCAAACATGGAGAGTTGTTCGAGAGGAAAAATGTGTCAGAATCTAAAAAAATATCAGTTAGTAATGGAAATGAATATTGCGGACATTGTGGTTATTTGTGTGACTACGCAAGAGGATATAAAAAGTTTTATTGTATTAGGTGCGGCGGACTTAATTTAAGAAGTTGAAAGAATTGAGAGGTGGAGAATGAATCGTAAGAAACGCTATGGTGTCTGGAATACCAAAAAGAAAGAATTTCAATTTGGTATTTGCGAACCAAGCAAAACAAAAGCAAGAAAGAAATTATATGAAAAGATTGGGAAAGATGCCTACAAATACAGATTTCAAATTAAAGAATTGAAACTAGGCAATCCAAAGGCTGAAAAGTTGCTGACTATAGAAATTGGAGGTGATAACAATGGCTCAATGGAATAGAAACACAGTCCCAAAATGTAAGATTAAAAATTGCTCAGATGAAGTTTTGGCAACGGTAGAACACATAGGATATGGCGGAAAACTTTATAGGAGAGTGATTAAGGCGGTGTACTTCCCATATCATCACTGTACTATTGAGGATATGGCTTGGAATATGAACGATGGTATTCCTAGCAATTGGGAATATTCAGAAGATGATGATTCATATTGGATTCCGCAAGGTTGGTATGAAGTGTGCGATTACTTTGAGGATTATTCCTATTCACAAATTACAGATTGCGTAAAGGCTTGGATGAAGTTACCTAATCCATATGAACCAAGAGTTAAAGAGTTTGGAGGTGGAGAAAAATGAAAGTAGTAATTGACATACCTAAAGATTTCACAGGAGATTATATTGCTGACAAATTCAAAGATTTCTTTTCAAGGGTTATTGCGGATATTGATTGTAAAGGTATGTGTGGTAGATACGAGAAAGAAATTGCTGAAATGTTTTTAAAAGCATTTGATGATAGTGAAGAAAAGATTTCTTGCAACTGCCAGAATAACAGCAATCCAAGAGATAATGAGCCTTGTTGCAGATGCGATAGTAAATTTTCAGAAAATGATGATACAAAAAGCAAAGTTACGTCTCTGGAAACTATAGTAAGGATGGCAGACAACAAGCCATATTACGAAATCAAGTACAAAAAAGTCGGCGAAGATTATTACCATGTAGGTTACAGTTCATTCAATATTGATAATGTATTGAAATGGCGTGATGAGTGTTTTGAACTTGTTGATGTGAAATACACCAATGCCGACAGGATAAGGAATATGTCGGATGAAGAGTTGGCAGAGTTTATACAGAAAATAAAAACTACTTGCTTTGTAGATTTTATAGGATATGCAAATAAAGACTGTGAGCAAGATAAAATTTCTTGTAAAGATTGTCAAGCAAAAGCACCAACAATACTTGAATGGCTTCAATCAGAAGCAGAATAGGAGGTAATTATGGATGGTTTAATTATTAAAAAGAAATGGTTAGACCTTATTGTTAATGGCAAAAAGACCATTGAAATAAGAGGAAGTGATACAAAAAATGAAGGAGAGAAAATATACCTTCTTGAAAGCGGAACTCACAAAATTGTTGCAACTGCCGTAATTAGTGCTACATATCCTATATCATGTTCTGATTGGTCAGAAGAAAGAGAAGAACATTGTGTTGATATTTCTTACTCAGACCTAAAAAAAAGATACAAAACACCATATGCATGGGTATTATCTGATGTGACGCCTATTAAAGACATATGGTACTACAAGCATCCACAAGGTGCAGTGATTTGGGTAAAAAATGTAGAAGTTGTAAATAAAAATTAGATATGATTATTAGCAAAAAAGGAGAGAGATGAAATGAAAAAAATTTTTGAAAAATGGTATGTTTTATTTATGTTATTGAGAATAGCACGACATAACAAAATCAGAATGAAATTTAAGAAAAAGTATGATAATCCTTTTGGTGGTTATGGAGAATCTCTTGAAGATATGACATTAGAAAAATGTTATGAAAGGGATAATAGGCTTTATAAAAAATCAAAAGAATTAAAAGAATATGAAGTCGCATCAAAACCTCAAAGAGATGATTTTGGATTATATGCATATGTAGACCAGCATTGTGGATATTGTGAGGATGATTATTACGGAACAATATACACAAAAACGCCACTTAAAAATAGATGGTTAGAAAGAGGTTATCAATGCTAGGTTGATAATCAAAAGTAGAATAGGAGGAAATATGAGCGATAGTTATTGGAATTATGAAGATGACAAGAATATCATCTGTCCTTATTGTGACGAAGAATACGAGCCGTTTTACGAAGAAACATGCATAGGCGGTGAACGCGTTAATTGCTATACCGAAGATACCAACATATACACTTGTGATAATTGTGGCAAGAAATTTACAATGTATGGTTATCGAACCGGGTGGAAATATCGCACCGAAACGATTGACGGAGAAGCAACAGAGGAAGAAATTGAAAATTTGCGAGATTAAGGAGAGAGAATATGAAAGATAGATTTTTATTTAAAGCAAAGAGGATGAAAGTCATTGTTGTTATTGCAACGGATTAAATAAAGCAATCGAGATTGTAAAAGCAGGTGGCATGAATAATAATTCAAAAAAAAGTGACTAAGTAAGTAAAAATACTAGAAAGGACGGATAACATGGCAGTAAACAAAAGAGCAGCAATGCGGAGAGAAAAACGCGTGCAGGAGAAATTGACCGGCGGTAAGCCAACACAAACAAAACTTATGGCAAGGGCATACATAACTGGTAAGAATGAGGGATTTGAACTTGCTACTGGAATTATGTTTCTTGCACTTTGCGAAGAATTTGGATTTGGAAACAAAAGAATCAATCGACTTATTGAACGTATATCCGATGAATCAGTAAAGATGGATGAAGACCCAACAAAGTTTAATGTTGATTGGTACATAGATAAAGTCAGAGAGAAATGCGGTGTCCGAATTCTTAAATCAGATGAGGATGAGTGAGGTGTTTGTTTGAGCAATATCTATCAAAAACGATTGTACGATAGAAGAAAGCAGAACGGACTTTGCATTGATTGTGGAAAGCCACTAGATAGAGACGGCTTACGATGTATAAGTTGTCGTGGTAAAAAGTCGGAGAACGAAAGAAAAAATAAACAATGCTATAAAGAAGTTGGCATATGTCCTATTTGCAGAAAGGTTCCAATCGGCAGTAGTGAATCATCATGCCCGGAATGCCGTGCAAATGAATCAATACAATGCAATAATCGAAGAAACAAAAGTGAAGAAGCACGAAAGAGATATAACAAAGAACACAAGGAATGGGCGAAACTTACATATAAGAAGGATGTAGAAAAAGGTATTTGTCCACGGTGCCGTAAGCGAAAAGCCGATTACGGGTACTTGACTTGTGGAATATGCAGGGAGAAAAGCAGAAATAGGCAAAGAGCAAAGGCTAGCACCAAAAAGAAAACATGGATTGAAAACGGCTTGTGTTGCTTTTGCGGTGGAAAAGTAAAAGATGGATACAAGGTATGTGAAAAGCACTATCAGATGAATGTGGAAAAATCACGCTCACAAAAAGCGAAAGAAGCAAGAAGAGAGTTACAAGAGAGCGGAATATTATATTAAAAAGGAGAAATAGACCATGGAAAGATTATCAGAAGAACAGTACAGAGAAGTAATTGCGGAAATCAAACATAGTGAACTTCCGAGAAAAACGCAGGAGTTTTTGATTGCGTTGGTTGATGAAGCCAATAAACCAAACAAAAAATTATAGAATGAAAGGAAAAGGCTTATGAGATTAGGAAAGTATTTATCCTCATTGACTAAGCCGGAACTTGATGAAATTGAAAAAATTTGCAATTTCACCGAAGATGAAGAACAAATATTCAAATGCATATCAAAAGGCTATACATTAAGACAAATAGAGATGAAATGCAATATGTCGGAATCAACCGTCATAAGAAGAGTATCAAGAATTGATTGGAAAATAAATAAGGCAAAGGAGATGATAGAAGTGAAAAAAGAAATTCCAGTATGTGAAAAGTATAACCTTACTATTGAAGAAGCGTCGGCTTATTTTAATATTGGAAAGGATAGAATGAGGGAAATTGTGAACGAAAACAGAAATGAACTTGTTCTTGTTATAGGAAGAAAAAACCTTATAAAAAGGAAAAAGATGGAAGAGTATCTTGACAGGACAATGGTTTTGTAACTTCCTATAAATAACTATTATTTGCTACAGAGCGTTGTTAGTGATATAATTATCTTTTAACAATGCTCTTTTCTTTAAGAAAGGAGAATGTGTATGCCAAGCAGAAAAGATAACAAAGGAAGAGTATTAGAGAAAGGAGAAAGCCAAAGAACTGACGGTACTTATATGTACCGATGGACTGATTTATCAAAGAAACGTCAAGCAATATATGCCAAAACATTAAATGAACTACGACAAAAAGAGTTACAAGTAACAAAAACTGAAATAATATCTGGTGTTTCTTGGGAAAGCAATAAAATAACAGTCCGGGAACTGATAGACAGGTATTTATCATTAAAAAAAGTCCGCATAACAACAGAACAGAAGTATAGATACCTAATAAATATGCTTGACAAGATACAGATATTGGATATTCCAATCAAAGACATAAAAACATCGTTGGCAAAGCGATATATGATTACCTTAAGCAATATAGGGTATTCGTATGGAACGGTTCAAAATGCAAAAACACTTTTGAAACCGGCTTTTCAGATGGCAGTCGAGGATGATTATATAGTCAAAAATCCATTTCTATTCACTTTATCGAACATAATCGAAAACGATTCAAAGCAAAGATTTTCGATGAGTGAAGAAGAGGAAAATCATTATATTGAATTTATTTCCAATCATGGATGGTTTCGACATATCTATGATGATGTGGTGATTCTTTTGAATACTGGAATGAGGGTAAGTGAATTATATGGACTTACATTTAAGGATGTAGACCTCAAAAACAGAAGAATAAATGTAAATAAGCAATTGCACAGGATTGGTGGCAAATACGTTATTCTTCCACCAAAATCAAAAGCCGGTAATCGTATGCTTGCCATGAATGACGAAACAAGAAAAGCATTTATGCATAAAAGAACAGAAGTTAGACCAAAAGTAGAATATGCAATTGACGGATATACTGGATTTGTTTTCATAAACCACTTGGGTTTTCCAAAAACAAGAAGAAATTTGGAAGGGTCGATGAGAGAAGTACGAAAAAAGCATATTGAACTTGGTCTTGGAGAGTTGCCGCAAATAACACCTCATGTGTTAAGGCATACATTCTGTAGCCGTATGGTTGAAAAAGGTATGAATGTAAAAACATTGCAATTAGTAATGGGTCATTCAGATATTTCCACAACATTAGATGTGTATACCCATAAGAAACCGGATGATGTTGCGAAAGAAATGGAACAATATGTTGCTATGTAAAACGGTGTAATTGGTGTAAATTTGGTGTAAGTTAAAAAACAAAACGCTTAAAAGTACCGAAAAATGGTTGGTTATAAAAACTCTTACCATCTCGCCGCCTTTGAAATTTGAAATGTTCAAAATGGCGAAAATGCGTTGTTTTCGGTACATAGAGGATTTTTAACTTTCGTATAAATATCTATAAATAACTATATTTTTTAGGAAAATGGTGTATAAATGGTGTAAATAATTTAATACATTATTTTACACTAAACAAAGTACGTGATTATAAGAAAAGAGCATTGTTTCCAATAATACATATGAATAAATTTTGAATGATTTCTGACGGTTTATCCGTCTTTTTTTGGTGTAAGTTTTAATTGTAAGGAGTGATTGATATGTTCAAAGACGAGATTCTTGAAATGATTTTTAGCGAAAATGAAATGCAGAGAATACCTATTGGAACGCAGGCTACAGCCGTTAGCGTGTTTGAAAATGTTATTGGCAAAATAAGAAAGGAGAATCCGGATGCAAAATTATCAGAACTTTTATCCGATGAATAATGGATATGTTCAAAATCCATACGCAGAAAGAATGAACTTTTTGCAAAATTGTCAGCAGAACTTACAACCGCCTATGCAGAACTCTCAAATGCAGGCAACATCACAGCAAACAAGTTTTATTGGAAAAGTTGTTGATAGCATTGACGTTGTAAAAGCAACAGACATTCCGATGGATGGAAATATATATTATTTCCCAAAAGCAGACGGGACAGAAATATTTGGAAAACAATGGCTTGCAAATGGAAGAACTCATATTTTGACTTTTAAGCCAGTTTTAGATACAGAACCTAACAATCCGACACAGGACAACTCAAAAAGTCAAATAGGCATATCAGAAGAGGTCACAGAAGTAATTATGAAAAGATTCGATGAGTTAGAAAACAAAATTTCTAACTTGGAATCGTCTTTAACTAAAACTTCGACTAAATCTTCGAATAGAAGCACTAAATCTTCGACTACGACTAAAAAGGAGAGTGATACAGATGCTTAATCCAATTAGTTTTATGAAAGCAATGAGAAATCCACAGAAATTTTTAGAAGAAATTACAAAAAACAATGAAGTTATGAGTAACCCTATGGCGAAAAATGCTATTGAGATGTATAGAAATGGAGATTCAAAAGGATTACAGGAATTTGCAGAAAACGTCTGCAAAGAAAAAGGAACTACACCGGATGAAATAAGAAAATCAATTATGCAAAGATGCAATTTACGTTAGTACATTTTGGGTTGTGCGCTTAAAACTAGTTTCCCATTTGTAAATAAAACAATGGAGGTAAACAAAATGTTTAACGGAAATTCACCTAGTCTTGCCGATATTGCGGCAGTGACAGGAAACAACAAAGACGGCTGGGGCGATGGAAACGGCTGGTGGGTCTTGATTATCTTATTTGCTATTTTTGGCGGATGGGGTAATGGCTTTGGCGGCGGTTACGGCAACGGCGGTGACAGAGCATCCGTTCCTTGTGCTACACAGGCAGATGTTAGAGCCGCAGTAGACCAGCAGACGCTTATTAGCAAACTCGACCAGCAGACATACGGACTGGCAGACAGTAACTATGCGCTGAACAACACAATCAACAGCAATTTCAGAACTCTTGATAACTCAATCTGTACGCTTGGTTTTCAGAACCAGCAGGGATTCAATGACGTATCTCATCAGATTTCCGACTGCTGCTGTGCAACAAGAGAAGCTATTCAGGGCGTGAATTACAACATTTCAACGCAGACAAACGCACTCCAGAACTCTATGTGCAACAATACAAGAGATATTATCGACAATCAGAACGCAAACACAAGAAGCATCCTTGACTTCCTTGTAAACGACAAATTGTCTACTTTGCAGACTGAAAATCAGAACCTTAAATTGGCGGCTTCACAGTCAGAGCAGAACCAATATCTTGTAAGCCAGTTGCGACCTACTGCCGTACCAGCTTACATCACTTGCTCACCTTACCAGTCCGCTTATGGAGTAGGTCTTAACAACGGTTGCGGTTGTTGCTAATATGCAGAAGAATCAAAACAGAATATCAGAAAAACTCGCCGAAATAGGCTGATTATTACTCTATGGGATAGGTCTATGGCTTATCCCATATTGATTTTTAGGAGGTAGATTATGAGTAATTGCAAAAACGTATGCAAACTTTGCAAGAAATTGATTATAAGTCAGGCAGTTACATTTACTGCCGGTACTGGTCTTATTATCAGAATACCGGAAGGAAGTTATAACGATGATTCAAAATATTGCATTGTTGTGGCACAGAGCATTCCGGCAGAAACAACAATTTCTGCTCCGGTATATATCCAGATTGGAACTGGTACGGTACTTTACCCACTGACAAAATGTGATTGTACGCAGGCAACGGCTTGTAGTATCAGAACAAGAACAAAATACAGTACAAGAGTTGAAACCACGTCAAATAGCGGGGTTTTCAAATTGCTTGGAAGAATTGCTTGTGCTCCAGACAACAGATTAAATGCAATAAACGGTGATGGAACTCTTGTTACAACCGGTGGAGGTGATTGAGATGGATATTAAAAGAATGCATTGTATGATTGAAAAACTTTCCGAATGTGCCAAAAGCGAAATGGAATCTGGAATCGAAAATGTTGATACTTGCGAAATGGGAAAAGTAGTAGACATGATGAAAGATTTGTCGGAAGCAATGTACTACAGAACCTTGACAAAGGCAATGGATGAATCAAACTTGGAAGAAACGCTTGAAATGTTTGAGCGTTACGGAGACGGAAGAAGATTTTATGACAAATACCGATACGCTGACGGAAGATTTGCTCCAAAAGGACGTGGAACGTACCGTAGAGGATATGACGAACCATACTACCATATGACGCCGGAAATGTACCGAGAACATGACCCGGAATGGTACAGAGATATGGATAAACACAGAGACGGTCTTATGTATTACACTGATACCGGAATGGATAAAAACATGAAGATGAGAGATTCCAGAGAGGGCAGAAGCGGAATGAGCCGTATGTCGTACATGGAATCAAAGGAAATGCACAAAGCAGACACACCGGCGGATAAACAGTACAAAATGAAAGAGTTAGAAAAGTACATGGGTGAATTATCAAAAGACATTACGGAAATGATTGCGGATAGTTCGCAGGAAGAAAAAAATTTACTCAAAGCCAAAATGCAAACATTGTTGCAGAAGTTTTAACAAAAACAAATTAAAGGGGCGTAATTGCCCCTTTTTGATTGGAGTGGTTAGATTGTATACTATGAATGGTTTTGTTTGGAATATAGTAACAGTATCACCTTATAGCAATATGTTACAAAGAAGTGACGGAAGTTATACTTGCGGAATGTGCGATAGAAACAATCAAACAATTTATATATCAAATATTTTGCGCGGCGGTTTTTTACGCAAAGTTTTGCTACATGAGATATGCCATAGCGCAATGTTTTCATACGGAATTGATATGACTTTGGAGCAGGAAGAAATGTTTTGCGACTTTTTGGCAACATACGCAGATGAAATAATTAGCATAACAAACAATGTATTCCAAACATTAAGAACTGCAATATAGACAAATATAGTCAAATATGATAATATATAATCAAAAATAAAAGAGGAGGTATTGCTCATGGCTTTGATTAAATGCCCGGAGTGCGGAAAAGAAATAAGTGATAATGCAAACAAATGTCCAAATTGTGGAAATCCCATGTATGTAAAAAAGAAACATTCTCCGCTTGGAATAGTCAGTGCAGTAATGTGCGGAATATCAATATTATTTCCAACACCGGGATATTCTACGATACTTGCCGTTCTTGCTATGTTACTGGCGATAATTGATTTAGTAAGGCAGGGGAAGAACAAATACATTATTGATGATTGGGTTGTTATTGTGATTGGTTTGCTTAATATTTTTGTTTTTAGGTTTTTGATAAAATAGAATAGGGGGATTCAGAAATGTCATTGATAAGATGTCCGGAGTGTAAAGGTCAGGTAAGTGATACGGCAGAGAGTTGTCCACATTGTGGTTATATAATCTCTAAATCAAAGGAATTGAAGAATTCGTTCATTGCGAATATGTTAGCAGCAGTAACCAATGTTATTAGTTTAGTTGGAATATTGGTCGAAGAATATTATCTATTGGCACTTATTCCGCTCGCTTGGACGATTGGTTTTAAATGCTATAGCTCATTTAGAGCAAACGAGGGATATGATGTTCAATATTATAAGAATCTTACGAAAGATAACTTAATTGCTTTTCTTATTATCCTTTGTTTTTCTGTGTTTTGGTATATAATGAAGAGCGGTATTTTATTTAGTTAGTATAGAGAAAGGTTGTAATTTATATGTGGAAAAGACTTTTGATAGTTATTTTGATTTGCGTTATATTCTTAGCAGTTTTTTATTTTGGCAGGTCATGCGTGATTGTGTATGATACTGGAGACAATATGCAGAGAGTAAATGAAATGCTTGATAACTAGATTTATTGGATAGAGACAGTATAATTTTATATTGTCTCTATTTTTTTTGCATTTAGGGGTTGACTTATGTGCGTGCATAATTTATAATGATTTATGTAAGGACATAAATAGAAAGGAGATGATAATTTGTCACCAAGAACTGGTAGACCACCATTACAAGACGTTTCCAGAACAGAAAAACTCAATATCAGATTAACAAAGCAAGAGAAACAAGATATTGAGTATTGTTCAGAAAAATTAAATCTATCAAGGACTGATACGATAATAAAAGGAATTGGACTTGTAAAAAAGGAAATTGAAAAATAAAAGAGTAATCGTTTACCAACCAAAGCAACACGATTACTCAATCAAGCAACTCCATAAGGAATTGATAAATCTATTCTATCATTTTCTAGTGGAAAATCAAGCATTATTTGAAAGTGAGGAAAAAACATGGAAGAATTATTAAAAATTGCTTATCGGAACTTTATGGACACAAAAGACATGAACAATTCCGAGGAAGTTTGTATTATCAACAAGAACTGGGAAACAGCGGAAGACGCCATTGCCCGTTTGAGAGACATATTAAACCCGAGCCTGTTTCAGAATATAGATGAATCAATTCGCGATGGCATAGCAGATGTACAAGAAGCATCGTTTATTGCAGGATTTTCATACTGTGCTAAATTTCTGACAAACGGAAAGATTGATTTCTTCCCAGAGAAAGGTGGTGCTTGCTAATGAACGAAGTAATTACCATTGAGAACACCGAAATGCAAATTAGAGAGTATGACGGTCAGAGAGTTGTGACTTTCAAGGATATTGATACAGTTCATAAAAACAAAAACGGAACGGCACGACGTAGTTTTAATAGAAACAAAAAACATTTTATTGAGGGCGAGGATTATTTTTATTTAAAGAAATCTAATGAGACAGATTCGTTCCAAGAAGAATTTTCTAATGAGACAGATTGTCCCATTAGAAATATAAAGATTCCAAACAAAGGAATAACGGTACTTACAGAGAGCGGTTATCTTATGGTTGTAAAGTCTCTTACAGACGATTTATCATGGGATGTGCAGCGACAACTTGTTAAAGCGTACTTCAAAGTAAAGCAGGAGATTCCGGAACGCAAAACCTATCCGCTACTCGTAGAGGATAAATGGCTTGCAGAAATGGAACCAAACTTTGAGTATCTTTGCAAGCAATACAAACTTACGAGAAAAGGATTGTATCACAAGATTCTTTTGGACATTGGGAAATCATACAATGTAGATGATTACAAGATACTATATAAGTACGAAAAAGGTTACGAATCAAGGTTTGTTATGGAAGTTGTATCGTACTTTGCGGAACTAAGAGAAGAAGCAGAGAAAACCATACTGGAACACGTTGCAAGGAAGAAAAACAAGAAATAGAAAGAAAAGCACCGTGCGTGAGGAATATTGGGGTATGTACCCGATACGCACAAATGCTGTTTGCGTATCATAAAACTTTTGATAGGAGGAATACGAAGTATGAATGGTATAATTACCCCTACAAAAGATGAGATTAGTCCAACAATCGGCAGTGCGACGAATGTTGTTGAATTTACTAACGGAGAGTTTGGAAAAATACGCACAGTTACTATTGACGGAAGACCTTATTTTGTCGCAAATGATGTTGCAAAATCATTGGGTTATAAAGATGTAATTAACGCAATTAAACAACATTGCAGGTGGGTGGTAAAACACGACATACCACATCCACAAAGCAAAACTAAAACAATCGAAGTAAACGTTATTCCAGAAGGAGATATTTACAGATTGGTAGCAAGCAGTCAACTCCCAAACGCAGAAAAGTTTGAAAATTGGCTATTTGATGAGGTACTTCCAACCATACGAAAGACTGGCGGCTATGTGAATAACGATGAATTGTTCATCAATACATATTTGCCGTTCGCAGAGGAAAGCACAAAGGTATTATTCTTGCAGACTTTGCAGACTGTCAGAGAACAGAATGAGATTATCCAACGTCAGCAAACGGAAATCAAGGAACAAAAGCAAGAAATCGTACACAAGGAAGATGTGATTATTGGACTTGTTGGAGATATTGACCTTGCGACCAAACGACAGAGGATTACCCAGATTGTCAGACACTGTAAAAACAAGCAGTACAAAGAAAGATACCGCTTGTTATATGGAGAGTTTGAAAGAAAATATCACTGCAATCTAAAGTTGCGTATGGAGAGTGATATACTAAAGCCGAAAGCCAGAAATACTATGGACTATATAGACCGTGGTATGAACATGATTCCGGAACTCTATGAGATTGCTTGTAAGTTGTTTGAAAATGATGTTGAAGAACTGAAAGCTGAATGGGATTTTGTTGTGGCGTAAACTACGAGGATGAATAATTAAAATTGACAGCAGACAGTATAACAATAGAGATAAATCTTGCGAAATGCGAGTTTATGATAAACCCATCGACTAATACTTAGTTGGTGGGTTTTATTTTAGTCCAATATTAGTTCAAGATTAGTACAACTCGTGATATAATAATAAGAAATAGGAGCCTAAATTATGGAAAAGGCTCCTACTTTTTTGTCAATTGGCAACCGGGGGGGAGAAATAAATGGTTGCCGTATTATATTGGCTTTAGACCTTTACAGTGTACCATACAATCAGATGATACACAAATGATTTTTCAATGCGTTCTCAACACGTTTTTCACTGATACTGATATATCTTTGCGTTGTCGAACTGGATGAGTGCTGTAGCAGGTGACGCACCAGTTCAATATCATAATCGTTATTTAGGTACATTTCCGTAGCGTATAACTTACGAAAACTGTGTGTTGATATTCCGTCAATTCCAAAGAAATCTGCTACGATTTTCAATTGTTTCTGTACGGCTCTTTCGCTGATTGGAAAGATTCTTGCAGTTGGTGAAATGCCGTTATCCTCGGTGTACTGCTTTAAGAACTGAAATAATTCAGTTGGAACCGTGAAGTTTCTTCCCTTGCCGGTTTTTTGCTCTACAATATCCAGATGATAGCGGCCGCTCTCGTATACTACGTCTGAAAGCGTAAGGTGCAGTATATCAGAGATTCTAACTCCTATGTTGGCTTGCACTACCAGTAATGTCGCAAGCCGTTTGTTTGGCTTGAATACGTGTTCTCCGTAATTGAAGCCTTTGCGGATTGCAGTTATGATTTCTTTGTAGGTTTCCTTGTCTAATGCTTTTGTCTTTTTGTTCATGCTGAACGCTCCTTTCTTTTTACGCCCGGTAAGCAAAATATTTTGATACCCCCCTACCTTTCATATTTTCAAGGTTGGAGAGAGATTTTTGCGATTTCGGAAGTTGCGCCCGATAATGCAAATTTTTTGATACCCCCCGGGGTTGCTAATTTTTATAGTTGCAGGGTGAATTTTTTCAAATTGATTTATATTAACAGTTTTTGCACTGTTTTTTACTTTACTGATTTTAGATACACTAAATAAAGGCTTGCCCTTGTGAGACGTTCCAAGGCTCACATTTTGCCTTTTTATCTCGTGAGCCTATAAACTTGCCATAGATATATAAAATCAGTATACGGCTAATATAAAGAGTTGTCAAGGTGCTATGCGTTTTTGCATCCAAACCAAACCGGAACACATCCGGCAGGGGAAAAACAATCTTTTGTTTTTTGGTATCGCAAACACACCGCCGGAGATTTGCGAAAAGCAAAACGGCAGCAGGGCGCGCGCCCACCAAAAGCAGGCAGAGCGCACGACAAAAAGCCGGAACGCATCCGGCTTTTTGTTAAATATAACAGAAATCCCCCGGCATCCCGGTTGATATTATCATTTTCCCGTCATTTCTACGATAAACGACACCGCAACCGCCATCAAAAATATTCCAAACTAACCAGCCCGGCGGCGTAACGGCTTCTTGTTTTCTGTAATCATAAAACGAATAATGCGGCTTGATTCCTTGCCGCTCCTGTTCAAGTGCATTTTCAATGATTTCCCTGTCTGTCAATAATAACGGTGTACCGTCTTTTTTTCTTCCGCAAAATCTCATAAATATATACCGCCCTTCTGTTTTTAATTTTTTATGCCCTAAAAAGGGGAAAAGCAAGCCGGGGAATCGAACCCCGGTAAATCCGACTTGCTAAAATATTATTTGGCTTTTGCTGCGTGCTTTGTAAGCTCTCTATAAAGCAGATTGCACGCTGTTATTTCTGCCTTATCCTCTGTATATCTTTCTTTTTCCTCTTCTGTCTCGTCTAAAATATCAGCGAGCCAATCAATGGCAGAACCGAGAAAAATATCATCAGAAACAGGAAAAGCAGTTGGCAAACCGCTCATCCACTCGATAAATAAATTCTGTCTGCTGATTCTTCCTACAATATACCGGTTGTCGAATTTGCATTTTTCAATTTCAAAAGCTGACAAAATGTCTTTACAAATTTCGTTGTATTCGGTTTTTACCGTTTTCCCGTTATATGAAAAATATTCCTCGGCTGCTTCATAACTTTCAATTATTTTGTTTTCGATTGCTTTCATAACTTCTTTACTGTTTGTCTTTCTCATAATTCTTTACCTTTTCGGGAATCTATGATATAATTCCCTTACCTTTCTTTTTTGATTGGTGGCGGTTCGTTCTTGGTAGGGGCGACCGCCTTTTTTGTTTCTGTATATAATATAACCTATTTTTAGAATAATGTCAAGTGTTTTTGTAATCTTTTTTGTGAATATTTTTTCTTGATTTCTTTCTATATATATGATACAATTAAAGCGCTAGGAGGTGATGAACTTTGATAAAATATAAAACAGATGTTCTGAAATTGCTAAAAAAACACGGATACAATCAAACACGCATACAAAAGGAAAAACTGCTTTCAGGACAAACAAACGCAAATTTGCGAACTGGTAAAATGGTAAATTTAGATACCATAAATAAAATTTGCGTTATGTGTCGCTGCCAACCGGGCGATATTCTGGAAGTAATCCCGACGGATGAAGAAAAAATAAAATATTTTTAGAAAAAAGTAGTTGAAAATATTCTAAAAGTAGGTTATAATTGACTTATCAAATAAAGAAAGGCACGGGAGACCGTGAAAAGGTGGAAATCATGAACAAGGATAATGTGTATGAAGTCGAGTATATGCTCGGCAATGAAGAAAAAAGTGGCTACGTGATTGCCGATAATGAAAGTATGGCAAGTGATGTTGCGTATTTTCTTTTTGGTGAGGGAGAAGATGAGCCATACAAAGAAATTGGAATCTACGATAATTCCATGTATGACTTTTTTGTTTTGGAAAGGGAGAATGACGGAAGTTATGAAAATGAAATCTTTGAAACGAAAGAAGAAGCGTTTTCTAAGATTGGAGTTGATGGGTGGACTATGGACGATTTAAAAGTCTACTCAGAAGGAGAATCCTATGATTTTAAAAAATGGAATTTTGAGGAAATGAAAAACAAAATATTAAAAAAATTTAATGGCTTGACTTTCCCAATTCGTACCGTTGTTTGTGACGGGAAAAAGTATGTTGGGCGCCTTGCGTCTGACGATGAATGTTGGGAGATGCTGAGTAATTGCAATTACCTATATGGCTTTATGATTAACGAAGAAAATAGCCAAATTACAAAGATGTTTTTTAATATTCCAGAAGGTATGGAACTGGATGACGATGACAACTATAAAGAAGCTGTTTCCTGCGAGGAAATCGAGGAATTATAAGGAGGAAAAGACATGAAATACACATTTACAGACACAAGAACGAACTCCCGGAAGAATGGGACAAGTGGGAACAAATTGACGACTTGGACGACTTAAAAGAGTTCTTACGTGAATTTGATAATGGCGTAGAATTTTTTAAATTTAAAGAGTTGCCGGAAGATATTGACATCCTCATGGCAGACGGATGTACAAAAGAGGAAGCCAAGAAAAACTTAAAAGACGGCGCCATAGTTTTCGAGGATTTAGAGGAAAATCTTGAAAACTACCTTGAAGAATGGGCGTATTTAGATAACGATGATGGCGAAGAGAAATTCACGGACGAGGTAAAAAAAATGGTGGAAACTAAAACGCCTATTCCAGATTGGGGAGCGGTTGAAGTCTGCGGAAAATGGTACTTCATCGAATATTGTTTATAATTTGATTCCAGAAGAAAAGGGCGGCTTTTAAGCCGTCTTTTTTTGTGTTTTTGTTATCGGTTTGTTATCAATTTGTAATCATGTTGTATACAGTTCTGTTATCGCTTTGTAATCAATCTGTTTCCAAAGTGTAGACCAGATAAGATAAGGTTAGATAAGGTTAGAGAAGATAAGTATATATATAGTCGGGCAGATTCCCCGACGCCGTACCAGGATTTATAAAAAACGGCTCGAACTCGACAAATAAATATTATAAATTTATTATTGACAATAATTTGTGTATCGTGTATAGTAAGGGCAGATATTAAAATACTGCTCTGGAAACAGTAGCATACAGACGGCAGCAAACGCTGACGCAAGATGATAACTTTTTATTTTTCTTGTGTTGGCGTTTTTTATTTTTGTAATGTTTGGAGGTGATGTTGTGAAAGATAACACGATTAAAAGCGAAGTAGGTATTGAGGTATATCAGAACGATATATATAGACTGGTGGATGAATATATAGATACCGAACTAGATGGAGATACAGAAAGTGTATCAGATAACTTTGTATCTATGATTTTTTACATTGCTGATAATATTCAAAAACCTAGTAATGATGATATAGACTTACTGGATGATATATTTAATATTTATGTCCGTATATGTGCTAAGTATAAAGTATTACCAACACTGGAAGTATTTAGTTTTTTAGTTGGTATTGATAGAAATACATTTACAGATTGGTCTATGGGTAGGTATAGGGTTAGCACTGCACATGGTAGCACAGTCAAAAAATGGTTTAATATTTGCAAATCTTTCACGCTTAACCGCTTGCATAACCAGACCGGAACAAATTCCAATCTGATATTTATTGCAAAGGCGGCTTACGGTATGGCTGAAACTGCTCCGGTGCAGGTCGGCAACCAAAACAGCCAATCATTAGCAGATAGCGAGCTTCCAAAATTGACAAATCCGGCACAGGAAGTCATTGAAATCGAACAAAAAGACGGATAAACAACGGAAAAACGTTAAAGTTCGTAAAATTGTAGTTATACGAACCGAGCAAAAGAGAGGATTAACAGCCTACCCCCTACCCCTCTATTGAGGGATTAAAAAATCGCCTGCTAAGTCCCCCATACTACCGAAAAAATAAAAAAGGGGTTTTTGAGAATGGAAAATGAATTACTGAAAACGGAATACTCAAAAGTGTTTGACGATAAGCGGAAAGCGTTGATATGTCAGAGTTATTACAAGTACGGCAAGGCAAGTAGAAATTTCGCAACCGGAAATGTGGATGCGATTGGAAGTCTTAAAAAGTGTCTTGCGAAGTTTGAAGAAACTGGAAACACAGAATATCTTTGCGACGTAGCAAATTACGCAATGTTCCGTTTCATGTTTCCGCAGAACGGAGAGTATTTTAAGAATACGGATTCGGATGGTTCGGCAGGAATTGTTGGAATGAGTGTAAAAGAAATGGAGGACTTCAAGGATGGACGATAACGAAAAACAGTGTTGTGGAAATTGTAAATATGCTGCATATAGCCGTGAGAATTGTTATGTGTGTGAGAATATGGACAGTTACTATTTAGCTGATTATGTCGAACACGACCACGGATGCGAAGAGTGGAGGAACCGTGATGATTAGTTTTTTGATTCGATACATTGCTGTGGTTTATTTTGGATTCATGGTGGTAGTTTCGTTTTTGAACATAGTGTTAGGCGAAAAACCTCGTGAGAGAATAATGTCAATAATCAATTTTTGTGCGTCCATTGTGGCGATATATTTTATAACTCATTAAGAGTTTTACCATATCCCTTGAACTCTTAAACGTGATAAGGAGTGTGAATCACAAAGAGGGGCAATGTATATCCGTTCTAGCCGAGAGCGAATCGGAATACAACACCGGCAATTCGGTGTATATGGTTTGTTCATGTTTTTTGCTTTTGCATGAACCTTTCTTGACCCACTAGCGGAAAGCTGATTAAAGGACCGTCACAAGGTCCGGTGGGGTTTATGGTTTCGTTGCGATAGTTTCCAGTGTCCAAAGTAGCCGGACGCAAAAGAATCGCAACAGTGCGGATTAAAACACAGATGCATGTATGTCAATCCGTACTTACGGCGATAGCATAATGGATAATGCGTTGTGTAGAATCCCACTATACACAAAGAATCGTGGTTCAAATCCACGATTGCCGATTTCCCCGATAGAGGGGATGATGCAATGCAAAGGTACCTAGAATTTTCTTGTTTTGCGATATAATCATTAGTCATTTGAATGTGATGTGTGGTGGAAAGGGTAGACGCAGGAAACCACAAGTACGATGCCAAAGTGAGCCGAAAGGATATGGACAAAGGCATCATGTGAGGTTCGATTCCTCACCACATCAATGTTCCGGTTCGCTACCGGATAAGCAAGCGTTTCGGTATTCCTTGCTGAAATAATTAAAATGCTTGTGTTGGTTGTCTGACAGTAGAGTATGGACAGAATAGTAATAAGTGACCGGATAATACTTTCCAACACAAGAAACCGAATATAACTGGAGGTGTAAAATGGCAAGTATTATTAAAACTTACAATTTCAAAAACGGAAGAACGATTGATACAGATGAAATTCATTACGCAAACGGAGAATTTGTTTCTCTTGAAGATTACAAAATTGAAAGAGAAAAAAATTTTTGTCTTGAAAGTAAATTAGATAAATACGTTAGATTGCATTCAAGATTTACTGATTCTGCACTAAGAGATTTCGATAGCGGAGATTATGCGTCGTTGTGTGTTTTAACAATAAGTGAATTATCCGGTTATAAAGACAGAATAGAAGAATTAGAAAATGAGATACATACCATGGATTGTTTCTCAAACCCTTTGGACGTTGTCAAAATGCTTACTAGCGCAACGTGCGAAGTGAAAAATCCATCTATTGGAGAACCACCAGAAACAAAAAAATATACCATTGATGAGTTAAAACAGATTGCAGAGTATTTGCTTGTCTACTGCAAGCATAACAAAGAAGATGAATAAATAATATGTTAGAGGTGTGGAAATCCGTTTTATCAACGCACCTTATGGGTTAAAAGATGGAGAGTAATAGAATGGAAATTTTACTTGCTGTTTATGCTTTATGGTTGTTTTTAGGTAATTTCATATATTTTAACTTGGTAGAAACCAAAGATATATGTGCATTATGCTATTACGGTTTTGTATCAAAGTATCTGTACGAAGAAACAGAAATGAATATGTTCGGATGTGTAATGATTGCACTATTATGTTATGTTTTTTTCCCAATTTTATTCATACCACGAAGCATAGGAATGATTGTGTTTTGGATATTTCACGTTGGGAGAAAGAAATGATTGGTGGATTGATAAAGGGGATATGGAAATGTGTGAATTTTGCAAAAACATTTATACCAAAGATTACACAAGCACAAAATACAAAGATTACATATACAAAGATGAACACGGTGTTTATATACATTTCGCAACGGGAGATAGTTTTATGGATTTTGATTATGAAATCAATAATTGCCCTATGTGTGGTAGGAAGTTGGTGGATTGATGATTACACAGCAAGATGTTCACAACCATATAGTTTTAAATGCAAATGATTGGCAGAAAAGATACTTGTCTATGCAATGTGGAAATGATGTTGAAAAATTAAAAGAAGTTGAAAAAAGTATGGCTAATATGGTAAATGGTGTTGTAAAGGCATTGAGAAATAGCGGTGTTGATTATTTAAACAAGATTGTTTGAGGTGGATTATGAAACATGAAAAGGAATGGTATACTTGCGACAGGTGTGGGAAAGAGATAAAAGTAGGGCTGTTGTGTATGAAATCAATCACACAAAATGGCATATTAAATATTACCTACGATTTATGTAATAAGTGTATGGAAGATTTTGAGGTGTTTATGGAAAATGAGTGATGTAAGATTGGTTGGTAAGATTGATTCACGGAAATTGGTTCCTTGTTTCAACGAAAATAATAGAATACCTGCAAATATGATTTCGGAAAGTAATGCGATTTTGAGTTTGGGTGTAAAAGCATTAAGAGAATTGCGTGATTGTGATATAGAACATTTTGTTTTGCCTAGTGAAGAAATCACAAAAAGGGTATGGAAAAATAAAAACGTGAAAGAATACGGAGAAAAGACAGATAAAATTGAAACTTGTGGATTTCCAGAAAGGGTTTGTCATTATGAAAATAACAGAAATGAATAATTGCATTGAGAAAATGAGAGAGTGTTACAGTTTTGATGATGACAAAAAGGAAGTATGGCTTGGAGGAGATATGCGTAGTTCATGTAATAGATATATTTCTGTTTGTACAAAAGATGAAAATGGAACACAAATTGAAATGACAAGGCGTGCAGATGAATTAGTTGAAAAGTAATTTTCGATTGTTTGTGAAAGGATAGTGAAGTAAAAATGAAAAAGATACCTACGTTGTTTGAAAGAAAATATATAAGCAATTGCGTTGTAGAAACACTTCCAATTGTAACAAAAGGTATGGAATGGGTTTTAAATGGAGACGGAGTCGCAACGGTAAAATTTGATGGTTCATGTTGCGCGATTATCAACGGAGAATTTTACAAGAGATATGACGCAAAGAACGGTAAACCAGTTCCAAAAGGAGCTATTAAATGTCAGGAAAAGGCAGACCCAATTACAGGGCATTTTCCATGTTGGGTAAAAGTTGATGATAAGAAACCGGAGGATAAGTGGTTCAGAAAAGCATATGATACTGCAATGCAGTGTTGTTTAAGTCCTTTAACTGATGGAACGTATGAAGCGGTTGGAAAGCATTTTAATGGAAACCCGTACAATAAAGATTATGATGACCTTGTTCCGCATGGAAGAATCATTGTTGAAGTAGAACGAACCTTTGATGGAATTAAAAAATATCTATCCGAACATTACGTAGAGGGTTTGGTGTTTTGGAAAGACGATATTCCTCAATGCAAAATTAAAAGGTCGGATTTTGGATTTGAATGGAACAGTAAACAATTAAATTGCCGATTATCGGCTGAAAGGAAATGCTATGAATGGAATAATGATAGATGATTTGTTAGAACCGTTAAATGATGCGATTAGCAAAAATACATTAAGTAAGATTCCAAAACAGAATAAAGGAACAGTCAAACAGTGGACTTCTTCGTGGAGACGTAGCAAAGATGGAAAACTCACTTGTTTGGAGTTTAAGAGAGTAAAATAAAAAAATCCCGGCTAACAAACGGAGTTAGTCGCTAACCTAGAAAAATTATAGGCAGGATGCCTATTATAGCATCTCTGCTTGTGTGGAGGTGCTTTTTTAATGCATACAATTGAAGATGAGAAAAATATAAAAGAATACGAAAAATACATATTACGAAATGGTATAGACCGTAGTGTAATAGATGCATATTGCGAAGCAAGTAAAATTATACTTTGCGGAAGAAAAGACCGTGAATATGGATTGAAAGTTTCTACAAGAGCAAAAGAACTGATTTTTGAGTATATAAAATCAATTACAAATGGTGCTGATTTTAATTGGCTTGAAACGCAATCTCAAAAAAACAAGCAGTCGTATGATATTTTAGATAAATATTACGATTTGCTGCTTTATGAAGCACCTTACATTCTTGATAGTTACATTCTTTACATAGAAAAAAACAGACCTAAGAAAGAAAGATTTTACGAGCCTAGAAGAAAAACACTCAAACAAGTTTCCGATAAGTTGCAGGAACTTGAAGATGGAAAACTTGACGAATTGTTTATTCACATGCCGCCAAGGGTTGGAAAACTTATTTCGGATGATACACCAGTATTTACGAGTAAAGGTTGGAAAAAACACGGAGATTTAAAGGTTGGAGATTTGGTTGTTGGTTTGGATGGTAGATATGTAAAGGTAATTTGCGTTCATCCAAAACACCACACAACGCATACTGTTTTTCTTTCAAATGGAGAAAGTATAGATTGTCACGAAGACCACGAATGGACGGTTTTTGACAGAAGAAGCGGAAAATATAGAACAGTAGAGACAAAACAACTAATCGGACACTTAAAAAACGGAAATAGAAATAATTTCATGTTACCACACAAACCAATGATGGATGGAGAGTATAAGGAAAATCTTAAAGTACCTCCTTATGTTCTTGGTGCTTGGCTTGGAGATGGTACAAATAGAAAACCATTTATTACGGGTGATAAAAACGACCACGCAATAATAGATAAAATTGTTAGGCTTGGTTACAAAGTAGAAAGAAAGTACATACATAAAACAACGGGGGTTGTTACGTATGGGTTTGGAAGAAAACTTGTAGATGGATTAAGATTTTATAATATGTGTTTTTATACACATACTATGCCTAAACATATACCGGTTGATTATTTAACTGCGTCAATAGACCAAAGATTAGAATTACTTGCGGGTCTTATTGATACAGACGGTTGTTTTATAAAAAAAGAAAACAGATACCAATTTACGACCGCTGATGAGTTATTGAAAAATAATTTTGAAACTCTTGTAAATTCATTTGGATGGAGATGCTGCACTCAAGAGATTGAGCCAAGAACATCATCAAGCGGAATAGTTGGCAGAAAAAAATATTGGAATATATCTTTTAATCCAACAGAACATATCCCTTGTGCTCTTTATAGAAAGAAAATTTACGAATTTTCTGAAAAAAGAAGAGTTGCTATTTGTGATATTAAAGAGAGCGAACATAAAACTGGTAACTGCATAACAGTTGACAGCGAAGATGGATTATATATGATTGGAAAAACTATGATTCCAACTCATAATTCGCAGATAATAACACTTGCTATGTCATGGCATTGTGCAAAAGACGCAGAAAAAAGCAATTTGTATGTGACATACAAAGAGGGATTAGGCGGAGCATTTTTAACTGGTGTCATGGAAATCTGGACAGACCCAACATATTGTTTTTCCGATGTATTTCCAAAAGTAAAAGTTGCTGATACGGATTCAAAAAATCATAAAGTAGACCTTGCGAGAAAAAAGAAGTATAAAACACTTTCTGGAAAAGGATTAGAAAGCGGACTTAACGGAGAATATGACGCTTACGGATGGATGGTATTGGATGATATTCTTGAAGGTATTCAAGATGTGCTTAACACGGACACACTCAAACGAAAGCAGATTATCTTTGACAATAATGTAATGTCACGTAAAAAGGAACAGTGCAAACTAATCCATAATGGTACAATTTGGAGTTTGCACGACCTTTATAGTGATAGATTGGATTTCTTGCAGAATAACCCAGAAGCAAAAAATATCAGATATGACATTTTAAAGATACCGGCTTTGGACGAAAACGATGAAAGCAACTTTGATTATGATTACGGTGTTGGATATACAACGCAATACTACCGAACGTTAAGAGCAAAGTTTGAAGAAAATGATGATATGGCATCTTGGTACGCACAGTATCAGCAGGAACCAATTGAAAGAGACGGTGCAGTTTTTAATCCAGAACATATGAGATTTTACAATGGTGTATTGCCGGAAGAAGAACCTTACAGAATATGTGCGGCTTGTGACGTTGCTTTAGGCGGAGAAGATTTTCTTGCATTTGCGGTAGCTTATATGTACGAGGATGGTTCAATTTACATTGACGATGTTGTTTTCGACAACAGTGAAAAGAAAATAACAAAACCTAAAGTAGCAAACATGATTATTGATAATGACGTTGGAAGTGCGTTTTTTGAAGCAAACCAAGGTGGAGAGGGATATAAGGATGAAATCGAAGAATTACTAAAGAAAAAAGGACGAAAAATAAATCTACGTTCTGAATATGCACCTACAAACATGAGAAAAGCGCAAAGAATATGGGATAAGGCTGGAAGTATTAGAGAGTTTTATTTCCGTGATGTTGGATGTCGAAGTCAGGAATACAGAAAATTTATGACAAATTTATACAGTTTTACGGTTACTGGGAAAAACAAACATGAGGATGCGGCGGATTGCCTTGCGTCTTTAGCATACTTCATTGAGGGAAATTGGAGTATGGCAAAAATAGAAGTTCCAAAAAACCCATTTAGAGGAGGTTATAGAAATTATGGATACTAAAACATATTTACAGCAAATTAGTAGACTTGACCGAATGATAAACAATAAGTTATCTGAAATACAGCAATTTAGAGAACTGGCAAGAAGTGTTTCTGCTGTAAAAAATGAAGAAAGAGTAAAAACAAGTCCTAACTTTGACAAAATTGGTTCGACCTATTGCAAAATTGAAAAGATGGAAGAGGAATTAGATGATTTAATCGACACCTACGTAGACAAAAAGAATTTTATTGTTTCGCAAATTGATGGAATTGATAACGAAATTTATTATCATATTTTGTTTGCTCGGTATGTTGAGAAAAAGACATTTGAAAAAATCGCAGATGAAATGACGTATTCATGGAGACAAACAATTAGAATACACGGAAGAGCATTACAGGAATTTGAAAAGTTATATGGAAAAACATACAAAGATTAATAATATGTCATAGTATGTCATATCGCAATTATTATATAATATAAAATGAAGAAATCAAAATAAAACACTGCCAAAAAAAGGCGGTGTTTTTTTATTGCAAGAAACGAGGTTTTTATGACGGAACCAAAAACGATATATTGTCCAAGATGTGGAAGAAAAGTAGCCACATGGGATGGACGTTCCAGTATGAATATTTCTGTGAATTGCAAAAAATGCAGGAAAAGAGTTGTTTACCATGTAGATACTGGAACTACAGAGTTAAAAAAAATAGTACAAAGGACAACATCAAGTGGAATGATGTTTTGTTAGTGAGGTGCTTTAATGTTTAAGTATTATGGAAAAAACATAAGACCGTTTACGGCAGTAAATCAATGCAATTTTGGAAGAAAAGTAATTTCTACAAATAAATCCAAAATTACAAAATTAAATATTGTCGAAGAATTAAACAAGGCACTTTCGATTCACAAGCAGAATACAAAAGAAATCAATTACCTTGATAGATATTACAGAGGAGACCAGCCTATTTTATACCGTAAAAAGGTAAATAGACCGGAGGTAAACAACAAACTTGTTTTAAATCTTGCTTATGAACTTGTTGAACGTAAGACTGCTGAAATATGTGCAGAGCCTATTCAGTATGTGTTACGTGGAACAGACGATAAGAAATCAGAAGAGATTACGGAACTGAATGTCACGATGGATTCTGAAAGCAAGCAAGAAGTAGATATTGATATTTGCCGTTGGCGAAGTATTTGCGGTACGGCTTATAGATTTGTTGGAAATGACAACGGAAACGGAGATTTGCTTGACGAAAGCGACTTTGCTTTGTTTTCGGAAGACCCACGCTATACGTTTGTTGTTTATTACTCAAATAGAAAACCCGCATTTTCTTGTCAAATTAGAGAAGATGAAAGCGATAATTCAATATACTTTTGCTATACGGAAAGAGAGTATTTTGAAATTGTTGACGGAAAAATTAAAAGTAGTGGGTTGAACGGAAATAACGCTATTCCGGTTGTGGAATATCCAAATAATGCAAGAAGGTTATCGGATATTGAGATTACAATTTCTATTACGGATTCAATCAATACATTATCTTCTGACCGGGTAAACGGAATTGAGCAGTTTGTTTCCGCATGGATTAAATTTGTGAATTGTGAGATTGACAAAGAAACATTTTCACAGATGAGATTAGAGGGTGCTTTAGTTGTTAAATCAAACAATGGCGAAAATAAAGCCGACGTTGATGTAATGACAAATGAGTTGAACCAAACAGAAAGTCAAGTTGTTTTTGATGATTTGTTTGAAAGGTTTTTGAGCATTCAAGGATTGGCTAATCGTTCCAACAACAATGCCGGAGGTGATACTGGAAATGCAGTAAACCTACGAAACGGACATTATGATGCAGGACTAAGAACGGCAATCAACGAACCGATACTAAAAAAATCGGAAAGAATGGCTCTTAGAATTATACTAAATCGTTTGCGCATAAAGCGAAATTTTACGCTTATGCCAAGCGACATTGAAATACATATCAACCATAATAAAATAGATAATCTGCTTACAAAATCAGGAGCACTTAAAATGTTACTTGAAGCAGGGGTTGATTACAAAAGGGCAATTAAAACTGTTGATTTGTTTAGTGACAGTGAGGCGGTTGCACTTGAATCAAAAGACAGAATGGAATATCTGTACCCGACAAGTAAGGATGTTGTAACAGAACCAAATAACAATCCAGTAAATAAAGAGGTAGTCGAATAGACTATCTCTTTTATTTTATAAAAATTTGCAGTTGTGCGTAAAACAACAGAACAATTCAAGCGGAGCAAACCGTGTTAAAAAACGTGAATTGACGGAGGTAATTATGACTAGAGAACAGGCAAAACAGAAACTTATTTCTTTTGGAGTGGCAGAGCCAACGGATGAGCAGATTTCAGATTTGCTTAATTCAATTAACGCTGAAACAAAGAAAGAAAAAGACAGGGCAGATGGATACAAGGAAAAAGCTAATAAGGCTGATGAATTGCAGACACAGCTTGACGAGCTTAACAGCCAGAACATGACAGAGCTTGAAAAAGCAACAACGGCACTTGAAGCGGCAAACAAACAAATTGCGCAGCTTGAAAAGAAAGACACAGTTCGCACACAGAGAGCAAATGCAATGGAAAAGTTTGGTATTACAGCAGAGCAGGCAAGCAAAGTTGTTACAGATGATGGTTCTACAGATTATGAGGTTCTCGGTCAGATTTTTGCCGACAGTAAAAAAACGGCTATTGCTGAATATGAGAAACAGAAACTTGACGATACGCCTAATCCGGGTGGTTCTACAGGTGGAAGTGGAGAAGAAAAAACAAACGCTGAAAAACTTGTAGAGAAGTATTACAGCGGTCAGAAACAGAATAATGACGTTTTATCACATTATGTAGGAGGTAATTAAAATGATGCAGTTTGAACAGACAGCATACGAGGGTGATGTAAATATCCTCAAAAGAAAACCGTTTGAAGGTATTCCTATGACACTTGATTTTACAAGTGTAACAGACAAATTGGCAAATGGGAAAAAGGTTGTTAAGGCTGGAACACCTATCGGAAAGACAAGAGTTGCAGACAACACAGCAACAGTAGTTGGTATTTTGCTTCATGATGTAACCGAAGATAGACCACAGGGTACATTGCTTAAGAAGGCTTATATTGACGAAACAACAGCCAAAAATCATTCGGGTGTAACCATTGATGCAGCAGTTAAGACAGCACTGCCAATGATTGTATTTGAGTAATTAACAGGAGGTAAAAAGAATGTTAGTAAATGATGTAGTAGATACAAAAGCCATTGCGCTTGCAGCTACAAACGATGCAAGTAATGATATTCCTTATCTTGGATTACAGTGGTTCCCGGAAAGAAAGAAATCGGGACTTGATTTAAAGTGGATTAAAACACACAAAGGACTTCCGGTATCGTTAAAGCCATCAAACTTTGATGCATTACCTACCATTCGTGCAAGAGAAGGATTAAAAACAGAAAAGACACAGATGGCATTTTTCCGTGAACAGATGGTTGTTACAGAGGAAGATGCACAGGAAATTGACAGAATTAAGGATGAAAACGACCCATATTTACAGGGAGCATTACAAAGTATCTATGATGATACCACAACACTTGTAAGAGGTGCAGAGGTTGTTCCGGAAAGAATGAGAATGGCTCTTCTTGCCACAGCAAAAGGACACCCAACAATCGGAATTGAATCTGATGGCGTTAAGTATGAGTATGATTACGACCCTAACGGAGAATATACCGCTAAGCATTACTTAAAGTTGCAGGACACAGCAATGTGGAGCGACACAGTAAATTCAAAGCCGCTTACCGACCTTAATAATGCAAGAAAAGCACTTGCAAAACTTGGTAAGGTTGCAACATATGTTCTTATGAACTCTAACACATTTAATTATCTGTTAGAGAACAAGCAGGTTAAAAATGCAATTCTTGCACAAAACCTTACAGCAAATATTGAACTTACAGACGATAATGTAATTTCAATCGTTAAGTCAAGAACAAAACTTACCATTGTTCTTTATGATAAAATGTACATCGGTGATGATGGCAAGGAAGCATATTTTTATCCAGATGATAAGGTTACATTACTTCCGGCCGGTGCTCTTGGCGGCACATGGTTTGGTACTACACCAGAAGAGAGAACAGCTTCACAAGTGGCTGATGTAGACGTATCTATGTACGGAGTAGGAATTGCAGTAGCAAAGAAAGTTGAGTATGGTCCACCAGCTATTACATCTGTAACCGCTTCTGAGATTGTGCTTCCATCTTATGAAAATATGGATTCAACATTTGTAATTGAGGTTCATTCACAAGAGTAGGAGGTATTAAACATGATATATCCCTATATCGTAAATAAGAATGGTATTTGGTATGAAGCAGGAGAAGATGTTCCAGAAAATAATTCAAAAGAGGTGGAGAAATCCACCTCTAGTTTTTCTGAAAATACAAATCTGTCTGATGAGAAATCTTATACCAAAACAGAAATCAATCGTATGTCTACCGCTGATTTACAAAAACTTGCTAACGAGCAGGGATTTGATAAAGCGGAGGAGATTAGCGGCGCAGATTTAAAGAAAATGTTGATTGAAAAATTCGGATTATAGGAGTTTAAATTATGGATGAAGCAATGGAAGTAGGACTGCAAGAAGAAATTATTGCAGATTTGACAATTGAATATGGAAATGAGCCTACGTTTAATGCTGACATAATTTCAGTAAAGGTCAAAGATGCTATACGAGAAGTTAAGAACAGAAGAAACTATCAGGCAACATCTTATACAGATGAAGAAGTTGAGAAAGACCTTTACGATAACTACTATTCCGTAATTAAGAATTTGGCAGTATATGATTTTGCACAGATGGGCGCACCATTTGAAAGTAGCCATAGCGAAAATTCAATTTCAAGGACTTGGGTTAGTCGTGATGATATTTTGAAATGCGTTTACCCATTTGTACAGGTCTTATAGAAGATTGTGCGTGAGTTGTTTAGAGTATCTAAATTTCTCGCAGGGCGTTTCGTGTAAGCGGTGGAGGGCAACGAAACACTATAATTTGCGGAAAGGCGGTAAGGTATGAATATTGAGATTGCTTTACTTATTAGCGTTATTTCCGTTTGTTTTTCTGTTTACTTTGGACTAAAGAATAATAAGCGGACAGACACAAAAGATATAGAAGAACGCGTTAAAGATAACACAAGAATCAATGTAAAACTTGATGATATAGGTCAAGATACTAAAGAGATTAAATCAGAAATATCATCCATGAGGGAAGATATTAAAATGCACAATGACAGAATTATTAAAGTTGAAGAAAGTTGCAAGCAGGCTCATCACAGGCTTAACGGACTTGAAGAACGTCTCAACGGAAAGGAAGTAAGAAAAGATGGATAGTATTATGAGTTATGTAAAACCGGAACTGATTGTAGTAGCAGTTGTTCTGTATATAATCGGTGTCGGAATTAAAAAAATGGATATTATCAAAGATAAGTACATTCCTTGTATTTTAGGTGTACTTGGTATTTTGCTTTGTGCGATTTGGGTAATTGCAAATACATCTATCGGAACAGTACCAGAAATGCTTATGGCAGTGTTTACATCAATTGTTCAGGGTGTCCTTGTTGCCGGATTGAGCGTATACGGAAATCAGCTTATCAAACAAATTAAATCAAGTGAGTAGGTGGTTGCCTTGATGACGTTGGCATCTAACAAACAAAAAATGTATTATTCGTTGCAAGATGGGCAAATACCGATATATGAAAGTTATACAGATGAAGAAGGAAATGTAATTTACATTACGGATGATGATGGAAACAAGATTGAAACCGGAGAAACAACAATTGGTTATACAAAACCAGTTGAGGTTAAGGCAAACATCACAAATAAGTTAAATGAAGTTGTCTGGCAAGACTATGGTATTGATGATAGTACAAACTATGCACAAATCATTGTCAGTAAAGGTTATTTGCCTTTAAAATCCGGTAGCGTGATTTGGAAGAAGTCAGAAATCGTATACAAGGATGATGATAACACAATTCCAGATGAAAGCAGTGCTGATTACACAGTAAAAGGTGTTGCAGATGAAGGATTAAATGAGGACTTGTTCTTGTTAAAAAGAAATATTAAGTAGAAAAGAGGTATTATTATGGAATTAAAAGAGACAGTAGAAATGATGAACAGTGCTGATTACAAGGAAAGGTTTAAAGCTGAATATCAGCAGGTTGTTATCAGATACAGAAAACTTAAAGCAATGCTTGATAAGTGGGATAATGGAGAACTTAATTTTAATCCTACTTGTCCAAGAAGCACATACAATATGCAGATTAAGGCTATGACAGATTACATTGCAGTTCTTGAAGCAAGGGCAGTAATGGAAAATGTCGATTTGGGTGAATAATGGAAAAACAGAAAGCAAATATTCTTGGAACAGAATATGTGGTTAAAGAAAAGGAATTAAAAGATGATGATTGCGATGGTTATTGTGATTACACAAATCATACAATCGTTATTCGTTCTGACAACTTTAACAATGTTGGAAATTTTAGGAATTTACAAAACAAACAATTAAGGCATGAGATAATTCATGCTTTTTTAAGTGAGAGTGGCTTGCAATCCAATTTTGAACATTCACGGAAATTTGGTCATGAAGAAACAATAGTTGATTGGTTTGCGATTCAATTTCCAAAGATTTTTAAAGTGTTTCAAGAACTTGATATTATGTAGGTGGTTTTATGGCAATAAAGACATTTAAAGCTGACTTGTCTGTAAGTGGATTAAATGAACTTAAAAAGCAACTTTTGCAGTATAGGGATGATTTACCTATTAAATGTAAACAACTTGTTTCTATGCTATTACAAAGTGGTGTAGAGGTTGCCGAAACAAATATATCAAAGAGTCCATTAGGAAAGTATGTTACGGTTTCGACAAACATATCTGCTGACAAGATGGGGTGTAACGGTATATTGCTTGCCAAGGGGCAAGTAAAAGAACAAGATGGCTACGCACCGTTTAGTATTTTGCTTGCTATTGAATTTGGTGCAGGTGTTCATTTTAACCCAACAAAAAATCCATTAGTCGGGAGTAAATTCCCTTATGGAGTTGGTACATTTCCGGGGCAGACACACGCTTATGACGATATGTGGTGGTACTGGAATGAAAAGGAACAAAAATGGATGCCTACGCATGGTGTAAAAGCCACTATGCCTATGTATAAATCCGGAAAAGATATAAGAAGCAAAATTATAAAGACGGCAAAAGAAATATTTTGAAAGTAGGTGGTACATATGTCGGTGGAATGGGATGAATTAGTGCCATCTACTGTATTCACAAGGATAAAAACAAACTTTTCCGATAGTTTGAAAAAAAAATACAAAATGACAGATAAAAACTTTTCTTCCGTTGGCAGTAGTAATACACCAGCGGTTTTTCCTTTTGTAAAATTGCAATTGTTACCCGGTTCAGAAATCGGAGAAGATTTAGAGGGTGATAAAATCAATGCGGAAAAGTTTTCTTTTCAAATTGATGTGACTGATAATAAATCACAAGCAAGAGCAAAAGAAGTTATAAGAGAAGTTAAGAGAATTATGAAAACAATGCGTTTTCGTGGTTCTTCAATGCCTACGCAAGATGATACAAAAGATACTTACCGACAAACTGCTAGATTTAGCAGAACAATCGGAAAGAATGATATATATTGACGTAAATACAAGCCGAAAGGCTTTATTTTTTTATCAAATTTAAGGAGGTAACAAGATGGCTTCAACAAGTTATTTGGCAAGAATTATCTACAAAGAACACAGCGAAGATGGATTTGCAGGAACATACAAATTGATGTTACGTGCAAAGTCAATCCCATCGCCAACATCTGCACCGAACACTGTAGAAAGTACCACGATGGAGGATGATGCACAGACTTTTGAAATGGGTATTAAACAGTCTGACGCAAAAGAGTTTGTAGGAAACCTTGAAAAAGATGATTTTAGTGCTCTTTTGAATGTTGAGGGTAAAAAATGCGACATTATTCAGTTGTATGGAACGGATGGCGTTGGTGGTGTTGCCAAAGCAGCATATGTAGGGCAGATTACACCTACTGTAAATGATGTAGGCGGCGTAGATGAAATTCTTGAAATGACCGCTACCGTTGTTCAGAATACCGTGCCTAAATGGGTTACTGACCAACTTACAGTCGTTGATAACAAGGATGGTACTTTCACTGTTACAAAAGTGGGGTAACAAGCTATTCAACGAGAAACACTAAAAAGGCTGTGTTGAGTAGCGAGGATGAAGAGACAGCCGAACCGGAACTCGAATAATATATGCAGTAAAAAAGAGAGCCACCTTTCGGGGTGGCTCCTTTCCACTAAAAGTGGGGAAAGGATAAATCATTATGGAATTAAAAGTTAAAGGTAAGGAATACAAGGTTAGATTTGGATATAACAGTTTCTGCGACACAGATTTGATGGACAGAACAAAGGATTTGCTTGGAATTTTTGACAGTGAAGAAGTTGAAAATGACAGTGATGTGGGCGGCATTGGCAAGGTTAAAGAATTGTTTTGCTGTGTTCGTGATTTGCTTTACGTTGGATTTCAGAAAGAAAATCCAGTTGAGAGCGTTCAGGAAGTAGGAGATATTCTTGACGATTATCACGATGAATCTCCAGATAAAGGAATCCTTGATTTGTTTACGCAGTTGACTGAGGAATTGATGAGTAAGGGTTTTTTGGGAGACCTGTTAAACCAGATTGGGGAGACAGAGGAAGCATCGGAGAAAGTAGCGAAACTTCCGCAAGACCACAAGAAGCCACAGAAAAAATAAATAAGTCATACTCGGATTTTATATATGAAGATGCAATACCTCATTATCTTTCCTATGGAGTTTCTTACGATAGGATTATGGAAAGTTGTCCAAAAGACTTATATCCATATGACAAAGCGCATGAACTCCAGTTAAAAGAACAAGATGAATTGCAGCATATGTGGTGGGGCAATTATGGCATATCTGCTTTGATTGTAGCCATAGACAGTTGCTTGAATGGTAAATCAGCAAAATCGGAATATATTAAAAGCCCAATTATGTCAAAAATGTTTGAAGAAGAATATATAGCAGAAAAAGAAACAGAAGAACAAGATATAAAGAAAGCAATTGAAATTGAAAAACAGTGGATGGCAAGGTCTATAAACAAGGGATTGCCAGAAACAATCATATAAGGAGCGTTGAAAAATGAAAAAAAAACATTCAATTAGAATTGACAGAAAAAAGTTACATCCATGGTTAAACTACAAACTTGGACTTTTGCTAAAAGAGTGTGCAAAAAATGGAATCTATCTGATTATCACAGAGGGATTTCGTACAAAAGCATATCAGGATTCGCTTTATGCAAAGGGAAGAACAAAGCCGGGCAAGATAGTAACAAATGCTCCGGGAAGTTTTTATTCTTCGCAACACCAGTTGGGAATTGCTTTTGATATTGCAATCAATGATTCTAAACTGCTTTATAACGATAAACTGATTAAAAAAGTTGCTAAGATTGCAAAATCAAAGAAAGTTGGTTTGAAATGGGGCGGCGATTGGAAGTCTATTGTTGATACCCCACACTTCTACCTTGGCAAGTGGGGAAGTACAACCAAAAAGTTAATGTCCACATATGGCTCTTTTGATAAATTCAAGAAAACATGGACAGGTAAATTACGTTGCAACACATATTTGAGAAAAGGACGTTTGTTTACGTCTAAAAAACTTATGACAATTCAAAAAGGTGAAACCGTACGGATTCTGTGGAAATCAAAAGTAAGCAGAGTTGCCAAAATTGAGTATGCAGGAAAGTACGGTTTTATTAGATTGAAAAATCTTGCGTAATGCAAATGATAGATAGTGAGGTGTTAGTATGTCAGAAACAGTTAAATCGTTGGATATTAAAATAAATGCAACGGCAAAAAGTGCCAAAGATGAAATTACAAATCTTGTTGGTAAAATTGATGTATTAACATCTTCACTGTCTAAGATTAACGGTAGCAATTTAAGTGGACTTGCAAATGGAGTATCAAAACTTGGAAATGCTACCAAAACATTAAGCGGAGTAAAGGCAACCGACTACAATAGAATTGCAAAAGGATTTGAGCGTTTTGCGAAAATTGATGTTGGTGGATTATCTCGTACTGCTAGTGGTTTGAATACACTGGCAAATGGTCTTAACAATCTTGGAAACATTCAGAATCTTGGTGGCATTACATCTGCCGTAAATGCAGTTAAAAACCTTTCAAAAGTGAATATGGCTGGGTTTGATACATCCAAAATGACAGAGATTGCAAATTCTGTTTCAGATTTAGCAACCAAACTTAGCGGTGTATCTGCAATTGAAAGCACTGTGACACGTGTTGTGGGTTCGTTAGCAAGGCTTTCTAATAGCGGTCAGTATATTGGTAATGTAACAACAGAATTTCCGATTTTAGGCGAACAAGTAGTAAAACTGGTAGGCAAATTATCTTCTGCAAATGCAATTGATATTAGCATTACAAAAGTTGTAGAGGGTATTGCTAAACTTGCAAATGCCGGAAAGCGTGTTGGTGAAACAGTTGCGAAACTTGATAAACTTGGTAACGGTGTAATGAATTTGTTGAAAAAACTGCAAAATGCACCTCAAATTAACTCAAACGTAGCCAACACAATTCAAGGCCTTGGAAACCTTGCGTCAAGCGGTAGTAGAATTTCCACTATTTCTGATAGAGCATCAACAAGCACTAAAAAACTTGGAAATGCACTTAGTTCATTGAAAGACAAATTAAAAAGCGCACATAAATCATCAAAAGGTTTTGTAAGTAGCATCGGTATGTTTTATGCTAAGTTCTTTTTGGTAATTCGTGCTGTAAAGAAATTCGGTCAAGCAATTGGTTCGGCGCAGGACTACATTGAGGAATTTAACTATTTTTCGGTTGCGCTTGATAAGGTTGGAAAAGACAGTGCTAACCAGTTTAAGAAAGCCGGTTATAATAGTGCGGAAGAATATGCAGGAAGTTTCCGTAAAAGATTTGGAAAACTTC